GAAAACCTTTAATAAAAATGTAGTTACATGAAAGGAGATTTATATCATGGAGAGAAAAGGAAACAACATAGCAGAGGATACATTCTTATACTGGTTAGATGTTGAACAGTATATGACACAATTCAAAGAAGGAAATTTTGAGAACTATGATGAGTGTCAGAAAGTGTTACGGCATCTGGCAGTAAGAGAATTACAAATGTCTATCGATAAATGCAACTCTCAAGGAGTATCAATTGAAATACCATCATTTTTAGTAAAGCGTTAAAACGAAGGGCAGTCTGTGGAAACATGGACTGTCTTTTTTTTTGAGAGTGTTCCACCGAGGTTGTTTTTACTATTGTGTAATTCTAACCTAGAATAGAATCACCGGCGGTAATAAACACAAAGGAGATTTATATGGGAACAACATTAAGAGCTGAATTATCAGAAAAGAATCCATATTGGATAGAAAAACATAGATATTACGAATTAAAACATTTTTGTCTGCAATATCCTATATGGAAGAAAGCATATGCCGCATTAGACGGCACAAATACAAAAACTATGAATTTGGCTATGAGAGTTATAACCAATAATATTGATGACCCGACATCAAGGTATGCAATAGCCAGAGCATATTATGCAGACCGTATGAACATGCTTGAAAGAGTTGCTAATTTTACAAATCCAGAATTAGCAGAGTATTTACTAAAGGGTATTACGGAAGGTTGGTCTTATGATATTTTGAAAGCTAGATTAAATATTCCGTGCTGCAAAGATATTTACTATGATATGTACAGACGATTTTTCTGGCTGTTGGATAAAGAACGAGGATAGTTCGCAATAAATACATTGTCTTTTATGAAAGGAGATGATATTTTATGAGTAAGATTGATAAGGAAATAGAGGCACTTGGTTTTAAGATTAGGGTGTTAGATTTATCCTGTGGTTATATTGTTTATGAAAACAAGCAGTCAGATTCGGAGATCATTATTGAATGGGATGATGAGGAGGAGTATTGTAAGATTTTTTCACAAACAATTTCGAGAATCAAGGATTGGTTTGGACAAACTTTTCAAGAACCACAGGCATTAACTATTCGAGAAATTCAAGTATTTACTACTAAAATAAACGAAATGAGAAACGAGTCCTAACAAGGGCTCTTTCTTTTTCTTCGCAATAAATACATTGTCCTTTATGAAGAAAATAAAATCATAACGGAGGTATTAAAAATGGATATTGTAAAGAAAGTAGCAAAGATGAGATTGAATTTTCATGCAAGTATGCTAGACGTATATAATGTTGCTAATCAGTTAGGAATATTAAAAGACGATAAAGCTGAAGAAATAATGAAAAAACATACAATGAAATGCTTTGATGCAATGGAACATATGGGATTAGATCCGTTTGGAAAGCATTCTAAAGATTGAGCCAGCAATGGCTCTTTCTTTTTATTCTAGGTTAAATCCAGTACGTAGGTTACTGGAAATCATACTATATTGATATTTGAAAAATTGCCCGGTGGGAAAATTCCGGAAAATGTTTTCAGAAAGGAGGAGCATATGCCATTAATTTGGTTACTGGTAGGTATTCTTATAGGATTACTCGTATCAAGATTTATATTTAAGGATAAGCCAATAGGTTCGCTTAGGGTTGACCAATCTGACCCGGATAGCGGAACTTATTTATTTCTTGAAATAGACCGAGGAGGTATGGATGATATCTATAAGAAGCAAACCGTACGTTTACGTGTGAAAATTAAAAATTACATTTCGCACAAATAACACTTTCTATTATGAAAGAAATTATTAAAAGGAGGTTTCACAAAATGAGCGAACCAAATATTAAAGATTTATTGAACGAGGAAATTGCAACGGAGATTCAGAACTTATCTGAACTCAAAGCAGGTTCTGACGAAAAATCGAGTGCTATTGATGATTTGACAAAGCTGTACAAGCTGAGAATCGAGGAGAACAAGAGCGAATGGGATGCGGATGAGAAGTATGATCGTCGTGTGATGGAAGGAGAAGCCAACACTAAAGACGATGAAATGAAGCAGAGACAACTCGAAGAGCAGGTTAAGGAACGATATTTCAGAGTAGGTGTAGCAGCGGCAGAATTAATGGTGCCATTGATATTCTATGGAATCTGGATGAGGAAAGGATTTAAGTTTGAAGAAACAGGAACATATACCTCGAAGACATTTACAGGTTTGATCAATCGTTTTAGACCAACAAAGAAATAATGATTTTTTGATAAGGGGACGTGTACAACGCATGTCCTCTTTTTTTCTACGCTATTATAACATTTACTACTATGAGAAACAGAAAAGGAGGTAAAATTAGATGAACAAAATTTATGTGGAGGTACCAATTACTACAAATCAGACTACATTAAGTATTCCTTGTGGTGATGACGAAAGCTTATGGCATTTTACTGTCATATTCAATGAGAATGAATATTTGCATAAGAGATTGGTTACTGTTATAGACAACCTTGATGATGGAGAAAATCCGGCAGTTCAAAGTATGTTAGTAACGAATGAAAACAATCGAACAGCAACATTTGAGTATCATATGGATAAGGACGTAAAGGCTGATGTCAAGCTGTCAGTTTATTATTGCAAGGAATGCAGAATAATTACTGCTGAGTGGTAATCGTGCCTATAGGAGATGTGGAATTCTATACGCATCTCCTTTTCTTTTTTTTACGTGAAAAATACATTGCTCTTTATGAGAGAATAAAGCTTTATCTCTTGAACAGATTAACGCCAGTTTGTATACTAGACATACAAGTATGCGAGCAGGTCAATTTTGAAAGGAGATATTTAGCATGAGTATTTTTAATGAAAAACAGAGAAAGGCAATGACAGACGGAGAATATATCTGCTCTGAGTGCGGAGGATTAATGGAATTTGAAGACGAATGGGAAGACACATTAGTGTGTCCTCATTGTGGTCACAGCATTGATTTAGAGGAATATGGCTGTGAAGGAGATGAAAAGTACGAGAATTTATATCCGACCAGAGAGGAAGTTCTGGGTATTGCCGCGGATGAGTCCGAAGAAGAAAATTAAAAACGCAATAAGCTAGAGGAGAGGGGCTTAGAGAAATCTAAGGCTCTTTTCTTTTTATGGAGAATAGAGATGAGATACCATTATAAAAAACCGGATATTTATCTTTCTATGTATGGAAAATTATATATATGCAATCATCCGGTGTATGACAGATGTACATTATTTACAATTGGTGATAAAGGTTTGGCAGTTATTCAGCAAAGATTTAATCCAGATACAAAGACTACATACTGGACAGAGGTTGATTCATGGTTGACAGATTCTTTATATTTGCATCCTAAGTTCAAAAAATTTTTTGATGAACGAGCAGGAGAGTGTACGGACGGATTGTATCCAACTGTAAGCATTAGACAAATTATGTGGGCGTTGAAAATGAAACCTATACAGAGGCAAAGATGGGAAACATGCTTTGACAGACGTAATATTTAGCGAAATTTACATATTGTATTATGAAAGGAGTGTGATTAATATGTTATTATTTGAAAATTGTAGTTTTTATTACAACAAGGATACTCAAAGTGATCGTCCATTTATTATCGGGGTGAAAGACCGAGAACATTCTGACGATAATATGGAACGATGGGATATGGTGTCTTTAACTGAAGATGAAGCAAAATCAGTATATAAATTACTCAAACAAAATTTTAAAGATTGAGCCGGCAATGGCTCTTTCTTTTCGCTAAAATTGCAATTCATTTTATGAAGAACTAAAGCTTTGAAAGGAGTAAAAGGGGTATGGATGAAATGAAAATAGTATCTAAATTTACAAGAGGAATTATTTCAAAAGCATTAAAAATGGTGATACATAAGAAAACAGGATATGATATTGATATTCAGTTAAATGAGGTCATTACAACTATTGCAGACGGAAATACACATTTTCATGTCGATGTAGATGCTGAAATCGGAAAGGACGAGCTTATAAACATACTAAAAAGTATTGGTTTGAATTGACGATTAGGGTCGCTTATGGCGGCTCTTTTTTTTTACTTCGCAAAATTTACAAAGCATATTATGAGAGGAAGACGTAAATGACGAGGAACAGAAGGGGCTATTGCACACGAAAGCAAACCTACTCGTAAAGGAGTCAGTTAATATAAATTCATATTTAGCATTAACGACGACGTGGGGCGTTATCGGATTGAAACTTCGATGTAAGAAAAACGCCGAAAAGAAAAACAATACCACATCAGATACGTGATAGTGCAATCTCTTTTATTTTTCTGGAAAGGAGAGTTCATATGTCTATTGAGCAGCTTGAACTGATATTAAGTGACACATATCAGATGGATGTATCATTTCCGACGATATTCGGACATCGCAAGGAGTTTATGCAATCGAGTTATTCCATATGGTCAGTAAATGAATTACTGGAATATGTATCGTCTGAATTATATCCAAAAGACAATGCGTCAATAGCAGAAATTGAAGAAATTGTCAGATGTTTCAAATCCATGATGAGCAAATATTATCATATGAGACAGGACACACAACTAATGTTTTCAATAGCAATAAATCTGGCAGATAATGTGCTGGATATTTTACGAGCTATGGAATAAAGAAAGGAGACAACCATTATGAAACCAAAAATCAATCAACTCATTAACAAATCAGTTATACAACTGAAAAGAGGCTCACCAACAATTTTAACCTGTCTTGGAGTTGCTGGACTTGTTGCAACTACTGTATCTGCCGTTATAGCAACACCAAAAGCAATAGAAAAGATTAAAAAAGACAGTTTAATTAATCATGATGGAGACCCATGTGGATATAGCAAGACAGAAGCTATTAAATCTGCATGGGTTTATTATATACCATCAACAATTATGGGGGTCTCAACAATCATTTGTATTGTTGGTGCGAATGTGCTGAATAAACATCAACAGGCATCTTTATCAAGTGCATATGCACTGATTAACAAATCATATAATGAGTATAAAGAAAAGCTCAAGGAATTGTATGGCGAAGAAGCTCACCAAAAAATAATCGATTCTATTGTAGCCGAAAAAGCAGATGATGTGTGTATATCTTCTGGCAACTTTTTTGCTACGTCATCTTTATCGTTTGGTGAGCGAAATCCTGATGACATTAAATTATTTTATGACACTTATTCAATGAGATATTTTGAAAGTACCATTCCACAAGTGTTAGAAGCAGAATATCACTTAAATCGAAACTGGTGTTTAGGTAGCGATATATGCGTTAATGACTTTTATGATTTTTTAGGAATAGAGCACATTGATTGCGGAGATGAACTTGGCTGGCATTGGTCAGACGGAATAGGTTGGATTGATTTCAATCATCACAAGACAGTTTTAGATGACGGTCTTGAAGTGTATGTTATTGATATGGTGTTTTCACCGAGTAGTAACGATGAAACATTCGCATAAATTACAGCCACTATTATGGAAAGGAGGCAACGGGCTATGAATAGTAAAATTATTAGAATCATTGGTCTTGCTGCAACAGTAATCGGATTAGGAGCAAATCTTATTAACGATTGGGCTGATGAGCAGAAGATGAATGAGCAGATTGATAAGAAAGTTAATGAAGCTCTTGCTAAAAGAGATGCAGATGCGAAGGAGTCCTAAAACAAGGACTCTTTTGTTTTATGGAGGTTAAGTATGTCATCAATAGATACAGCTATTGAAATTACTGAATATTGTCTAAAGCAATCAAGAAAAAATAGAGTTGATTGGTGGTATAGCGATAGTTTTGTCAGTAATAGCTACTCTATATGGGCGGCAAAAGAGTTGTTGACACGATTGAATAACAACAGGGATATTCCGCCATTGATAACTCTTGAAAATTTTGAAGAGTTAATGGATGAGTACGCCTGCAAAAACATCAACAACAGTTTTTTATTTTCGTGTGCCAAAGACACGACACGATGGATCATTGATTTATTAATCGCATAAAGCGATATTTTGAAAGGAGATTAACATTATGTGTAAAAGAGAAATGACATTAGGAGAAGAAATTATTGGATTATCAACAAGAGGGATTGACACACCTACAGTAGAAAGAATGTACAGAAAGTATATTGAAATGGCTGCTGATAAAGAGTCAAAAGAAGCTATGAGAGCGTATTGCATTAATGATGAACTTGCAATTGAAGAATTTATTAATGCAATATTCGGAGTACCTGCAAAGTCTAACTTAAAAGATGCTGAGGTAGGAGATAAGACAACAATTAAGTTGGATGGATTGGGAGAATTTGCAGCGACAGTACACAAGGTTACGGACGATAAGGTTATGCTTATTTTCGATGATTATGTAGCTGAGAGACCTATGAATGAGTCAGACACAAATAAGGGCGGATTTGAAGACTCTGATTTGAATAAATGGTTACATACAGAGTTCGTAAAGGCATTACCTTATTCAATTAGGGCAAGACTTACTGATGTGACTATTCCGACTGTAGGTGAGATGTTTGGCTGGGACGACAAGTGGAATAGAAATCACTTTGAGGCTGATAATGACAAACAGCTTCCACTTATGAAGCAGAGACGCAATCGAGTTGCTTATTATAACAATGAGTGTGAGTGCGGATGGCTCCGTAATGCTACCAAGAAAGAATTTTCTTCGGCTAGTTTCGCTTTGGTACACTACCATGGCTATACGTACTACGACAACGCTTCGTACTCTTTTGGGGTTCGTCCGGAAATCTGGTTGGTTAAGTAAAAATCTCTGCCCCTTGTGGGCGGGGTAATCTATAGGAAAGGAAGTAATAAAAATGCATAAACCCAATATTAAAGCGGCATATAATGCAGTGAAAAAATCAACCATAAAGCATAGTCCGGAAATATTGACCGGAATAGGTATTGCTGGGATGGTAACAACAACTGTGATGGCTGTAAGAGCAACACCGAAGGCATTGGAATTGTTAAAAAAAGAAGAAGATTATAGAAAAATAGATAGGGAAAATGGTATTCCAGAACAATTCGTTTCGGAAAAAATATCAAATATTGATGCTATAAAAATTTGTTGGAAATGTTATATTCCAGCAGCTATAACAGGCAGTTTATCTATTGCTTGTCTGATTGGAGCAAGTTCAGTAAATGCCAGAAGAAACGCCGCACTGGCTACGGCATATTCTATAGCTGAAACATCACTCAAGGAATATCAGAACAAAGTTGTCGAAACGATTGGAGAAAAAAAGGAGCAGACTATCAGAGATGCCGTTGCAAAGGAGAAAATCGATGCACATCCGGCAAAAGAAAGCGAAATTATATTTGTGGGAGATGGCGAGACTCTTTGCTACGACGTATTATCCGGACGATATTTCAAGTCTAAAATTGAAAAAATTAAGAAAGCAGAGAATGATTTGAATAAACAGATGAGAGATGAAATGTATATTTCTCTTAATGAATTCTACTATGAGATTGGTTTACCAGCTATTAAAATCGGTGATGACATTGGATGGAATATTGACCGAGAAGGATATATCGATCTTCGCTTTAGTTCACAGCTCAGTGATAATGATGAGCCTGTATTTGTAATAGATTACGGATGCGGACCTAGATACGACTACAGAAACTTGATGTAGGTTCGCATAAATTACAATCACTATTATGGAAAGAATAACAAATTTTTAATCTGAAAGGAGATTAACATTATGGAAACAAATGAAATCATGAACAACGAAAAGGTTATGGACACAACAGAGGAAATCGTAAAGACAGCTTCCAAAGGAGGATTCAGTAAGGTAGCAACTATCGGTGTGGCTATGATTGCAGGCGGTTTAGCTTACAAATTTGTAGTAGCACCAGTAGTTGGTAAACTGAAAGAAATGAAAGCACGTAAAGGGTTTCGTGTTGTCGATGACGACGTTGTCGTTGAAACAGTTGATGAGAATGATTCTGAAAATTAAAGAATTATTATTCTGACAGGAAAGAGGGAGAATACCTATAACAAGGTGTTTTCTCTCTTATTTTTTTTATTATGGAGGTATTGTTATGAATCAGTATTCTTATAATGGTCCAGTTATGGAATTTGGCAAGTGCATTGCTAATAATTGGGCGGGGTCTACATACGCAGCATCTGAAAAGAAAGCAAAGAGTAATTTAGCGTATCAGTTTAAGAAAAATAATAACCGTATGCCAGCATCGAAAATTACTTTGCCTGGGGAATTAATGGTTATCAATTAGGAGGAAAAAGAATGGAAGAATACAAGTCCAACTCGCATAAATCAAGAGAACGAGCGAAGGCTGAGCTGACAGAAAAGAAGGTAGAAAAAATTGTATCTGGTTCGGTTAAGACAAAGAAAAAGAGTGGAATTAATAAACTTGCAGGGATATTTGTTCCAGAAGATGTAGATAACGTAAAAAGCTACATTTTCGAGGATATTGTTGTGCCTGCTTTAAAGGATATTATTCTTGATGCTGTTAAAGCAGTTCTTGGAGTTAAGGGTTCCGGCGGTAGAAGATCCACGGCAAGTAAAGTATCTTATCGTAAATATTATGAAGATCCGGCACAGGGTAACAGAAGAAATTATAATACACAGAGTTCTATTGGCGGTTGTGATTTCGATGATATTTACTTTAACACTAGAACGGAAGCAGAAAATGTATTAGCTGCTATGGACGAAATCGTTGCAAGTTACAAAATCGTAAGTGTTGCAGACTATTTCGATTTGGTTGGTATTGATGGTCCGTGGACAGGAAACAACTACGGTTGGACTGATAATATCAGAAATGCAAGAGTTGTTAATACTAGGGATGGATATACTATCAAGTTCCCAAGAGCAAATCCAATAGATTAGGAGGCAGATTATGTACGAGTCAAAAGATGTTATGGTATCACATCCAGCTCATTATCAGAGTGAAACTGGATTAGAGGTAATTGATGTAATTGAGGCATTTACATTTGATTTGAAAGGTATTGAAGCTACTGACACTGGAAATGTACTCAAATATATGTGCCGTTGGAAAAATAAGAACGGCGTACAGGACTTAGAAAAAGCGAGATGGTATTTAGAACATCTCATTGATCATGTAAAAAATTTAGAAGAGGAGAATAAATAATTATGAAAAAGAATGAAATTATTGCAAGAGTAACAAAAGCTGTAAATACAGCAACTATTAAGGTAAAAAAACACAGTCCGGAAATTCTTATCGCAGCTGGTGTTGTTGGAACAGTTGCAAGTGCTGTGATGGCGTGTAAAGCGACAACAAAATTAAGTACGGTATTAGAGGAGCATAAAAAAGATGTGGATGCTGTGCATGAATGCTCTAAAAATGAGGAAATCAAAGCAGATTATTCACAGGAAGATGCCAAGAAAGACTTGTCTATTATTTATACACAGACAGGAGTAAAGCTTATAAAATTATATGCTCCTGCTATTGCGTTAGGTGCATTATCACTTACAAGTATTGTAGCTTCTAATAATATTCTCAGAAAGAGAAATGTAGCTCTGGCAGCAGCATACGCAACTGTCGATAAGTCTTTCAAAAAATATCGTAATCGTGTTGTTGAAAGATTTGGAGAGCAGGTAGATAAGGAACTGAAATATGATATTAAGGCAAAGAAATTTGAGGAAACTGTGAAAGACCCAGATACAGGTAAAGAGAAGAAAGTAAAATCTACTGTTAATGTAGCTAATGCTGACAGTGGATATGCTAGATTTTTTGATGATTCATGTCATGGATATGAAGAAGATACACAATATAACTTACTTATGTTAAGAGGACAGCAGCAGTATGCAAATGATCTGTTAAAGTCGAGAGGATACATATTCTTAAATGATGTATATGATATGATCGGAATTGATAGAACTAAGGAAGGTCAGATTGTTGGCTGGGTATATAACAAAAACAATGAAGTTGGTGATAACTTTGTGGACTTTGGCATCTTAGAAACGAACAGAGAAACAGAAGACGGATCATATGAGCCAGCAATTTTATTAGACTTCAACGTGGATGGTAATATATTAGATCTGATTTAAACGGAGAATTTGCATATGAAAAAAATAATTTGGATGATACTACTGATAGTCACAAGTTCTTTTTGCATAGCAGCATCGCCAATCACGACAAGTGAAAACGATGAAATTAATGAGACAGTGATAGTTGAGGTTATCAAAACTGAGGCAGTTGAAGAAGTATCATTTAGTCCGAAAGAGGAAGTAGTAGTCCAAGAGCTGGCACCTCAAGACGTTGTCTGCGAAATTGATACTGATATTTCAAATGATGATATTGAGTTAATTGCTCTTGTTACTATGGCTGAAGCTGAGGGAGAATGCGAAGAGGGCAAACGATTAGTAATTGATACTATTTTAAATCGTGTTGACTCTGATTCTTTTCCTAATACAGTTTATGAAGTAGTTTATCAGCCAAGTCAATTTTCTTCTATGTGGAATGGGCGAGTTGACAGATGCTATATTGACGATTATATTTGTCAGCTTGTAATTGAAGAACTTCGTAATAGAAAGAATTATGATGTTATATTCTTTACAGCTGATAGATATGGAAACTATGGAACACCCATGTTTCAGATTGGAAACCACTATTTTTCAAGTGGAGAATAGAAAGGAGAATTGTTATGCATGTAGTAGGATTAACATTATCAGCAGTTGCAGGAATTTGCTTTTGGAGCGGTCTTGCTGTCTTATTCGGTGGAAAGGAGCACTAATTATGGAAGGAATTGGTAACTTCATATCAATGATGGATTATATTCTTGATACCCATCGAAAAAGACATATTACAGGAGGCATTCTGTTGAGTGCCTCTTTACTTTTTGGCGGTTTAGCATTAACCGTTATGACTATCAAGACAGAGGAGGATAACAATGAACAGTAAAGTAGCATTTATTTTAGGCACGATTATTGGTGCTGGAATTGGTGTAGCCGGTACATACTCATATTTTAAAGATAAGTATGAGAAACTCGCGGAAGAAGACTTCAATTCAAGAAGAGTATTTGACGAGGATAAAAAAGATGAATCAGAAGAGCCTGTTGTTGAAAAAACTGCTGACAGTAGAACTGTAGACAAACCGAGTATTGCTGAATATGTAGCAATATTACAGAAGGAAGGCTATGTGAACTATAGCGATATGCAAGACAAAAAACAGAAACAGGAAAATGCTATTGACAGACCATATGTTATACAGCCGTCAGATTTCGGAGAGTTTGATGATTACGAAAAAATAAGTCTTACATATACGGCTGACGGAGTGTTACTAGATGATATGAATGAAATTGTGGATGATATTGAAAAAACTGTTGGGGAAGATTCACTTGAGCATTTTGGAGAGTATGAGGATGACTCCGTCTATGTAAGAAACGATGCTAAGAAATGCGATTATGAAATTCTGTTAGACCAGAGAAACTATCAGGAAATTTTTGAAACTCAGCCACATAGAACGGAGATGTAATGACCAGAGACGAATTAAAATTTGATTATTTCGATTGGATGTATGGTCTGGTATGTGATACAAAATATCCGAAGAAATTATCATATAGAAAGCTATTAAATTTTCTCCATAATATGGATTTCACATATCAGCTTACTATGGACAGCAATCGATTTGAGGACGGTATTGAACTACGTTATCGATTTGGATACGAGAACGGATATGACTGCTCTGTTATAGCGAATTATCTGGATGATAGTCCATGTAGCGTATTGGAGATGCTAATAGCACTTTCAATTCGTTTAGAGGAACATATTATGGACGACCCAGAGATTGGTGACAGAACAGGACAATGGTTCTGGAATATGATTACTAATCTTGGGCTGGGCTCTATGGATGACAGAAAATTTAATGAGAATCGTGTTGAAGATATTGTAACAAGATTTTTAGAGAGGCAGTATGAGCCAGACGGGCAAGGCGGATTATTTACACTTGAAAATTGTCACTATGACTTGAGAAAAGTGGAAATTTGGTATCAGGCATGTTGGTATCTTGATAGTATTACTTGATTTGAAAGGAGATTACTTATTATGAACGATTTAGTAAGTTATATTTTTAGAAATATGGATGCTACAGATAAGCACCTTGTACGCATTTACAAAGCATTGGTGCATCAGAACAAATTTAATAAGGCTGTGACATTATTTAGTATCGTTACAACCTTAAATTTACTTGCGATGCGTGCTGACAGTAAAAAGATGCAGCAGGAAATCACAGCTTTGCGAAAAGAAATTGATGGGTTAAAGGAATCGGAAGGAGTATAAAAATGTGATGTTGGATTTTATGGTGGTTTCAACGCGTAGTACAAAGCGCGGAACAATAGAAATCTATCCAAAGTTCCTTATTAAAAAAAGCACAGATCTTATGATTCGAGGTGGTGATTTTTACGCTATCTGGATAGAAGAACGTGGTTTATGGTCTACTGATGAACAGGATGCTTTACAACTTATAGACCGCGAACTGGATAGATATGCTGAGGAGAATCGCCAACGCTTTAACTCAGATATTAAAGTCCTGCATATGTGGGACGCTGAGAGCGGAATGATTGACTCTTGGCATAAATACTGTCAGAAACAATTAAGAGACAGTTTTCATACGCTTGACGATAAACTTATATTTTCCAATACGGAAACAACAAAAAAAGATTATGCGAGCAAGCGGCTTAATTATCCTCTTGAAGAGGGGGATATAACAGCATACGAAAAGCTGATTAGCACTTTATATTCTCCTGAAGAACGAATGAAGATAGAGTGGGCTATCGGTTCAATAGTATGTGGTGAATCGCAGAAATTACAGAAATTTCTCGTACTATATGGAGCAGCAGGTACAGGTAAATCAACAATTTTAAATATTATTCAGCAATTATTTGAGGGTTACTACTCAGTCTTTGATGCAAAAGCATTGGGGTCTAGTAGTAACTCTTTTGCGTTGGAGGCGTTTAAAAGTAATCCATTAGTGGCTATTCAGCATGATGGAGACTTGTCAAGGATTGAGGATAATACAAGGCTTAACAGTTTGGTGTCTCATGAGCTGATGACTGTAAATGAGAAATTCAAATCAACATATGCAAATCGCTTCAAATGTTTCTTATTTATGGGAACTAACAAACCGGTACGTATTACAGATGCCAAATCTGGTCTTATAAGACGACTGATTGATGTATCTCCATCTGGAAATAAGCTTAATCCAAAGGAATACAAAACAATTGTAAAACAGGTTAGCTTTGAACTTGGAGCAATTGCTTATCATTGTCAGGAAATATATTTGGATAATCCTGGCAGATACGACGATTATATTCCAATTTCAATGCTTGGTGCATCTAATGATTTTTATAACTTTATAGCTGATTCTTATTATGTGTTTAAAAAAGAAGACGGAACAACCCTTAAAGCAGCTTGGGAAATGTATAAGAATTACTGTGATGAAGCGAAAGTTGGCTATCCGTTATCAAGAAGAGCATTCCAGGAAGAATTGAAGAACTATTTCAAGGATTTCCAGGAGAGATTTAATTTTGATGACGGTTCAAGAGTACGAAGCTATTATATAGGATTCCGGACAGATAAGTTTGAAAGTGATGCTCAGAAAAAGAAAAAAGATACACCAAAAACTTATCAAATAGAGTTCAAAGAACAGACATCTATATTTGATTCTGTATGTGCGGATTGTCCAGCACAATATGCTTCGCAAAATGAAACCCCACAGCAGAAGTGGGGAAAAGTAAAAACAAAATTATCTGCTCTGGATACTTCACAAATTCATTACGTGAAAGTTCCAGAAAATCACATTGTCGTAGATTTTGATATTCCGGATGAGACTGGAAATAAATCTTTTGAAAGGAATTTGGAAGCTGCTAGTAAGTTGCCACCGACTTATGCAGAACTGAGTAAAAGTGGTCAAGGGATACATCTTCATTATTTATATTCTGGAGACCCTTCTCAGTTAAGTAGAATCTACGACGACCATATAGAGGTAAAAGTATTTACTGGTAAAAGCTCATTAAGAAGAAAACTAACGAAATGCAACAATTTACCAATAGCTACTATATCCTCTGGGTTACCAATGAAAGGAGAAGACAAAATGGTAAATTTTGATGCCATAAAAAGCGAGAAAGGACTTAGAACCCTTATAAAGAGAAATCTTAATAAGGAAATCCACCCGGGAACTAAGCCAAGCATCGATTTCATATACAAAATATTGGAGGATGCTCATAGTAGTGAACTCAAATATGATGTAACAGATATGCGTAATGCTGTATTAGCATTTGCAGCGAACAGCTCTCATCAGGCAGAGTATTGTATAAAGCTCGTTAATAAGATGCAGTTCAAATCGGAAGAAAATTCAAACGCTGTAAAAAACGATGATGCAAAGTTGGTATTCTATGATATCGAGGTATTCCCAAACCTGTTCTTGGTCAACTGGAAAATAGAGGGTGAGGGAAAGCCTGTTGTCAGAATGATTAACCCGACACCAAGTGAAATTGAGGAACTGATACAGTTTAGATTGGTTGGGTTTAACTGTCGGCGATATGATAACCATATTATGTACGCCAGATTAATGGGGTATACAAACGAACAGCTGTTTAACTTATCGCAAAAGATTATTAATAACAGTCCAAATTGTTTCTTCGGGGAAGCCTATAATATTTCGTTCACAGATGTGTATGATTTCTGCTCAAAGAAGCAATCTCTTAAAAAATGGGAAATCGAATTGAGTAACAAGGCTAATGATCCATATTCGAAGATGGATGATGAAGTCAGAGCATTATGTAAAAAGATAAAGCATCACGAGCTTGGACTTCCTTGGAATCAGCCTGTTCCAGAAGAACTTTGGACAAAGGTAGCAGAATATTGCGATGATGATGTTATTGCCACAGAAGCTACATACAAAGCAAATCTTGGTGATTTTGTTGCTAGAGAAATTTTGGCAGAGTTAGCTAATGGTTCAGTAAACGATACCACCAATAGTTTGACTACAAAATTTATATTTGGAAAGAACCGCAATCCTCAGAGTGAATTTATGTATAGAGATTTGTCTGAGCCGGTTACGGAATTACCAGATGATGTATTAGCATTCTTAAAAGAGGCAAAGCCGGAAATGATGGCTGAGCCATTCCACGGACCCAAAGGTGATAGTTTATTACCATATTTTCCAGACTATAGATTCGAGAATGGAAAATCCCTTTACAGAGGTGAAGAAGTTGGAGAAGGCGGAGAAGTATGGGCGGCTCCTGGAATGTACGGACGTTCGGAAACGGAAGATGTCGGTTCGATGCACCCTAACTCAGCTATATCTGAATGCTTATTTGGACCAGATTTCACAAAGAGGTTTAAAGATATTTTAGACATTCGTATCTGTATTAAGCATGGTGATTTCGATAAGGTACGTGATATGTTTGAAGGAGCATTAGCCAAATATCTTGATGATACCGGCAAGGCAAAGGCACTGGCTCAAGCATTGAAGATCGCAATTAACTCAGTATATGGATTAACAGCCGCAGGATTTATGAATGCTTTCAGAGACTCAAGAAATAAGGATAATATTGTAGCAAAGCGAGGAGCATTGTTTATGATTGACCTTAGACATGAAGTTGAAGCACAGGGATACAAAGTAATTCACATTAAGACAGATTCTATTAAGATTGAAAATCCGGATGACTATATTCTTGATTTCATTTGCAAGTATGGTAAACGCCACGGATATGATTTCGAGATAGAGCATATATTTGACAGGATTTGCTTGGTCAATAATGCCGTATATGTTGCAAAATTGGCTGATGATGACCCAGAAAAGCCAGGAACGTGGACCGCTACAGGAACTCAGTTTCAGATTCCTTATGTATTTAAAAGTCTTTTTAGTAAAGAAGATATTAAATTTGAGGATATGTGTGAAACGAAGTCTGTAAGCGGTTCTTTATATTTAGACTTAAATGAAAATTTACCAGATGTATCTCAGTATGAGAAGGAGTTTAGTAAAGCTGAGAGTGATTTCAAGAAAGGCTTATTATCTGATACGACATTTGAAAGCACTTGTCAGAAATTAAATCCACTTATTGCAGAGGGACATAATTATCGCTTCATCGGTAAAGTTGGACAATTCTGTCCTATAAAAGACGGATGTGGTGGCGGATTACTTATGCGTGAAAAAGACGGTAAGTATTATGCCGCAACAGGCACAAAGGGCTATAGATGGCTTGAATCTGAGATGGTCAGAGAATTAGATAAGGTTAATGACATCGATAGGTCTTACTATGACAAACTTGTAAATGAGGCGGTAGATACTATTTCGCAGTATGGTGATTTCGAATGGTTCGTATCGGATGATCCATATATAACAGAAAAGAAGCAGAATGCACCAAAGCTTATGCCTTGCGGAGATGCTAAATACGCAACTTGTTTTGACTGTCCATATTTTAATGATGATGTGCATCATATGAATTGCAGTAAAAATTATGATATTTCAGAAGTAATTTCAAGTCAGGTGATGAACCCACCTGTAGAAACAAAATAATAATTAAAGGAGATTTTGTCATGGCTAATAAAGCAGTAGGAAACATTAAAATTGAAGGGGCTCATATCATATTTAGAAACTTTAGAGGAGAGGAGTCCAAGTACAATCGTGATGGAGATAGAAACTTCTGCGTAATCATTGAAGATGATACGGATGTTGAGCAGTTATCAAAAGACGGTTGGAATGTAAGAATTCTTGAGCCTAGAGACGATGGTGATGAGCCAAAGCATTATATTCAGGTAGCTGTAAGTTATAAGAACATTCCACCAAAAATTTATATGGTGACAAGAAAAGCGACTACTGAATTAGATGAGGATTCTATCAGCACATTAGATTTCGCTGAAATCAGTAATGTTGATTTGGTAATTAGACCATATTCCTGGGAAGTAAATGGAAAGACTGGAATTAAGGCATATGTTAAGACGATGTATGTAACTATCGAAGAGGATGAGTTTGCTGAAAAATATGCAAGAGAAGAAGCTCCGGTAGAGGACGAGGTTCCATTCTATTAAAATCTGCGGGTGTCAGCTAATTATGGTTGGCACCCATTTATATTTTGAAAGGAGACACATATGTTCTTTAAGAAAAAGTCATTTAATAAGCCGAAGCCACCGGTTAAGAAAGTCACAAAGAAATGGGAACAATGGGAACCGACAATTGATTTGTCGAACATTGATAAGAAGAAAACGGTTGAACCAAAACAAAAAGTAGAAATAAAAACAGAAAAAATGCCGGTTGGGACATATTCAAAAGACTTTCTGAATGAGTTTAATAAACTGACAAGAACTCATAGACCATTTGATGTTTGGAGAGATTTTGTGATCATGTTTGCTTGTGCAATATCAAATCCTCTTGATAAATTTCATTATAAAGACAGAGAGGAAAGATATTTGAGTATCATTCATAAATACAGTAAGGACGAACAGATGATATTTCCTAAACTGGCTGCATATACAACGATGGCTTTGGATGCTAATCCAGAACAGGATTTCTTAGGGAAAATGTTTATGGATTTAGGACTTGGTAACAATTCAGCCGGTCAGTTCTTCACACCATATTCAGTTTGTCAGTTGATGGCAGATGTTGTTACTAGCAATTTAGATAATAATCTTCAAGATAAGTTGGAAAAGCAAGGTTATATTTCTCTTGCCGATGAATGCTGTGGAGCAGGAGCAACCCTTATAGCTGCTATTAATACTATTAAAAGAAAGATGGAAAAAGCAATGCCATCGATGAACTTTCAAAGGCATTTACTGGTTGTCGGACAGGATATTGATGAAACAGTTGCTCTTATGTGCTATATACAAATTTCTTTACTTGGTGTAGCTGGTTATATAAAAGTTGGAAATTCTATAACAGATCCGATGACCACGGATGACGATAAGAGCAAATACTGGTATACACCTATGTTCTTTTCGAATATTTGGGTGATTAGAAGATTTTAATAACAAAGAAAGGATGACACCATATGAAAAAGAGATATTCAATTTCCCAGAGAAAGTGCGAGCAAGGACTGGTAGCTTTTTATGGTTATGTAGCTGAGATGTGCAATATAGAAGTTACAGAAAAGAGTACATTTGATTGCACGAGGATTTGTGTAACCAAACCGGTGCAGGATTCCATAATACGATATTATTCTGAATATCAGAAATTATCAGATGAAGAAATCGGTACAAGATTGCTTCTGTGTGGACCTAAAGCAAATCTCACAGGTGATGGATACGAAGTTGAAGTTGAAGAAGGTTTTGTCATTGAGGGTGAATAAATGGCAGGTGTTACATTAAGAGATTATCAACTAGATGCAATAAAAAGAATGAAAACAGGTTGCATTTTATGTGGTGGTGTTGGAAGTGGAAAATCCTTAACTTCAATAGCTTATTACTATGTGCGAAATGGTGGAATTATTGGGACTGATATTTATGAACCAATGGATGATCCGCCTAAAGATTTGTATATTATAACAACTGCCAGAAAGCGTGATACTTGCGAATGGGATGGAGAGTTAGCACCATTTCTATTATCTACACACGACGATGTAAATTTATATTCTAACAAAGTGATTGTAGATTCATGGAATAACGTGAAGAAGTATTCAGATGTAAAGAATGCCTTCTTTATATTTGATGAGCAAAGAGTTGTTGGTAGCGGAACATGGGTAAAGGCATTCTTGAAGATTGCGAAAAGTAACGAATGGATTTTGCTATCTGCCACGCCTGGGGACACTTGGCAGGATTATATACCGGTCTTTGTTGCGAATGGATTCTATAAAAATCGAAGCGAATTTACAAGGGAGCATATTGTTTATAGTAGATTTAGTAAGTTTCCTAAGATTGACAGATACCTTAATACGGAACGCTTGATCAGACTCCGGAATAAAATTCTTGTTAATATGGATTTCAAACGAGAAACGGTATCACATCACGAAGATATTTATGTTGGGTATGACACCATTAAATATAAGGAAGTAACTAAAAATCGATGGGACCCATATAAAAATGAACCTCTCCAGAATGCAGCAGGGCTTTGCTATGTATGGCGGAAGCTTGTAAATATGGATGAATCAAGACAAGTGGCGTTGCTTGAGGTTATGGAGAAGCATTCGAAAGCTATTATATTTTACAACTTTGATTATGAGTTGGAGCTATTGAAAAATATTCTGTCAGAATATGAAATTGCAGAATGGAACGGTCATAAGCATCAACCAGTTCCGACAAGTGATAAATGGGCTTATCTTGTTCAATACAATGCTGGAGCAGAAGGATGGAACTGCATTACAACGGATACAATTATATTCTTCTCACAAAATTATTCTTACAAAATAATGGCTCAATCAGCAGGAAGGATTGACAGAATGAATACACCATTTAAAGACTTATATTATTATCACTTGAAATCTCGCTCTGGAATTGATACAGCCATAGCCAGAGCATTAAAAGAGAAAAAGACGTTTAATGAAAGGAGATACGTAAAATGGTAAACAATTCAGTAAAGGTAGTAGGACAGATACGATTAGGTAGTAGTGTTCTTGATGTATATGGTGATTTGGATGAACCATTGTTCAAGGCAGCAGATATAGCAAATATTATCGAGTATAGTTACGGAAATACGTGGCGAATGCTTGATATGTGTGAGGCTGATGAAAAGCTGAACCTACCAATGGTAGTTGCAGGTCAGAGAAGATCTGTAAGTTTTGTAAATGAGCACGGATTGTATAGTATTCTTTCACAGAGTAGAAAAGAAATTGCCAGAGCTTGGAGAAGGGTTGTTCACGATGAACTTATCAATCTCAGACGAACAAAAGGGTTTGATATTTCTGAGCAGTTTGATGAATGGAACAACGCTATGGACAATATATATTTTGACGAAGCAACCGGACAGCTTATGCAATCAATCACTACTCCTGGCGGAGATGTAGAACAGATACCATATGAAGGATAGGTGCTTTATGGAAAATTTATATTTTGAAGTTGATTTTGAAAAGTATTGCAAGACCTGTGAGCATAAAGACTTGGACGAGAAATGTGACCCTTGTTGTGAGTGCTTAGACCATGGTATCAATACACAATCGGAAAAACCTGTGAATTGGAAGGAGAAAAAATAATGCGAAATACAGTATTAGTAGGTATTGATTATGATGATAAGACAAATACGGGAGTTCTTATTGTCGGTAAACAACGACCAAATAAATCTGTGGATATTATCAATGCAATTGACGGTCCGGAAGCTAAGGAACTGTTTGAAAAGTTGATCACTAAAAAGGCGGTGAAGAAATGAGCTTCCAGTATGACCAATATTTAGCAAATCACAGGGCTAATGTTAAAAGAGGATTTGACTGGCTATGTGAGAATTTGCCAGATGTTACGAATGATATTTCAGATGCAGCCTGGCAGATTGAGTTTGCTCATGATAAGTCTAAAGATGAAGAGGACGAGTATAATGCATACGATGCATATTTTTATGGAAACAACAGGTCTTATAAAGTCGTCCAGGATTATCAAAGAGCATGGCTGATACATATTCATAGAAACCCACATCACTGGCAGTATTGGATACTTATTCATGACGATATGGAAAATGGAGAATTAGAGACCATTCTTGAAATGCCATACAATTATATTGTGGAGATGATTTGTGATTGGTGGGCTTTTAGTTGGGCTAACGGAAATCTGTATGAGATATTTAACTGGTATGCTGAACATTCTAAATTCATGAAACTTGCACCTGGAACTAGAGAAACTGTTGAGAATATTCTTGATAAGATAAAGAACAGACTTGATAGTTTGGAAATTGAGCATAGTGGTGTAAAAGGAATGAAGTGGGGTGTTAAAAACGGTCCTCCATATCCGATAAAAGATAACGGACGAGTTGCAACTGTTAAGAAACATGGTACAATAGTAGAAGATGCGATTAATTCTGGTGAAGTAATAAAAACCATAAACAAAGACAAACAAAATCGTCATAACAAAACACAGCATATTCCTGGAAGAAGTTACTTAAATGGTGACACAGAATACGCACAGAAATTAGTAGATAAATATAGCGGAACAGGAGAGTCGAAACTTGACCATAATGGAAAGTGGAATCATCGAGAAAGAATATTTGCCGATGAGGATATTGGTATATATGTTGATGAACAAGGTGTAGAAACACCATCAAATATTGGACTGATAATATATTCTAATACCGGCACGCATATTTATCCAGCACGAAGAAAGGAGAATAAATAAATGAAACTCAATCAAAGTCTTGAGGGAAAGAACGTGAAAATAACTTGCACAGATGGTGAAGTGTTCACTGGTATTGTAAGTGATTATATTTTCCCAGAAGATAATGAACCAGAGGGGATTGCCGCCATAGATATTGACAATTGCCCTCAGAAATTAGGCGAAAGCGTTAGCTTTAATGAAAATGAAATAAAAGATATTGAAATAATGGAATAGCACTAATTTATATTTACGAAACTGATGAGTCTTTTATAGGCTTGTGGGTTATTTTTATTTAAAGAAGATGAATGATCCGTGGGAAACATTTTAAAAATATATTTCGCAAAAAATACAAGTTGCATTATGAGAAAGGATGGTGATTATATGAAAATTTACGTACAAGCAATCATGGACGAGGATGTATATGATGAATTATGTAGTTATCCAGAACATAGAGTTAGCATTATTGAAGGAAGTCGTATGGAGACGGAATCTATAATAGCAAAAGAAATATGGTCTATAACTGCCAAATCGTCAGAATACAGAAACGCACTTATGGATTTACTTGGAGAAGAGATTTATAATAAAGTCATGATTCTTCAAAGAGAAGATTAAAAAACAGGGACTCGGCATGGAAACTGATATGAACCCTCTTAATAGACAAGGTAAATAACCAAAATCTACTTGACGGGGACATATATCAAACATGCTGGGTCTTTTTCTTTTATATTTTTTTTGAAATAAACTGATGAAGGCTATCTACTATGCCTTCTGAATATGGTAGAAGAGCTACTATTGATACGTAGCTAGGTTATTTTTATTTAAAGGAGATAATACAATGGAAAATAATATTATTGCAGTAGATTTTGATGGAACTTTATGTGAGAACAAATACCCTGAGATCGGCGAGCCAAATATGGAGCTTATTGATTTTCTTATGAATTGTCAGTTAAATGGGGATAAGGTTATTCTTTGGACTTGTAGAAACGAGGAACAGACAAAGGCAGCTGTTAATTGGTGTTCAGAGAAAGGGCTTGTCTTTGACGCTGTTAATGAGAATCTTCCAGAAATTATTACAGCGTTCGGTGGAGATACCAGAAAGATATTTGCAAATGTTTATATTGATGATAGGAATGTGTCTTTATATTCTTGCAGAGAAAAGACCTCTATGGATTTATGGGCGGAAAATGAAGTGGAGTTGGCTTGTGAACATGAGAAATCTGGTGATGATGGCGATGGATTTTCTGAGTATGGATGTGCTTGCTACAGAAGTGCATTAAAGGCATTTAATAGTCTTATGGAGGATAGACATAGCGGTATGAGTATTGGAATTACTAAAAATATTCTTAACCGCTTAATTGCAGGAAAGCCATTAACGCCAATTGTAGATACTGATGACATTTGGGATGCCGATGGTAGTTTTGAGAAAAATGGAGAGAAATCAATTCAGTGCAAACGAATGAGTTCTTTGTTTAAGCATATCAAAGAAGATGGCTCAATTAGTTACAACGATGTAACAAGAGCTGTATGTGTGAGTATCAATAACCCGAACAATACTTATCATAGCGGATTAATTGATAGGATTATGGATGAGATGTTTCCTATCACTATGCCATATATGCCGTCAACAAAACCATTCTATGTATATTGTGAGGATTTCTTATATGACACAGAAAATGGGGACTTTGATACCGTTGGCGTATTCTATGTGATTACTCCAAATGGAGAAAAGGTTAAGATTAACCGCTTCTTTGCAGAGAAAGATAATAAGTTTGAAGAGATTGATATTTTCAAATATGACGCAAGAAAAGAGGCTGCGGAGCAATTAAAGAAAGCTAATGTCCAGAGAGGAGCTGGAGAATGAACAGAACTAGATTTATTCAAGGTTTAAATAGTAATATTGAACTTTCTGATAAAGAGAGAAGGCGAGCTATACGAAATAGTATAAATAAAAGACCTTGGAAATTGAATTGTACTATTGCTATGGAGGAATTTGCAGAACTCACACAGCAGGTTAGCAAACAAATTAGAGGTTATGGTGACAGAATTGGACTCATAGAAGAGATGGCAGATGCTTATATTTGCTTGAAACTTCTGGAGTCCATTTTTAATATCTCACCAGAAGATATGCAGAAAGCAATTGACGTGAAGATGGATAGAGAAAGGAAAAGATAGTGAATCGAACAACAAAAATTAATGTTCTTGCATATGCTTCACGACCAGAAATGGATATCAACTACTTCGGAGATATTGTGGAATATCAGGGAAAAAGATATTTCGTCAGCCTCTCCGAAGAAGTGGTTGAATTTCGTGGGATTGTGAAAGAGGAGGAAAACATATGAGCAACAATATAAGCACGATGTATACAAAGGACAAAAACCAAAAAGCTGGACGAAAGGGATATGGTGCTTGGAAAAAAGAAAAATTAACTGCTATATCTCCAGCGGCTTATGGTGATTATATTTTGCAGAATAGGAAAAGAGGTAAGAAAAGATGAAATTAATTGAGTTTAAAGCTGAACTAATAACTCGTTGGTATGAAATAGCACCTTTTTCAGAAATATCGATATGCGAGGATGACCGTTATGGAGGTTCATTAAAGATACATATTGAATGGATTTGCAGAGGAACAGTACGTTGCTATGATGGTTTACTTAGTTATAGCGAACTTTCAGACGCAAAATATAATGTAATAGATAATACATTAAACAAGCTCACAGGAGCTTATTATTCAACACTTCTTTTAAAGAATAAGGAGAAATTATGATTAGATTAATAGTAGATGAATATTGTGAAAACTGTTCTGAATTTTGTGCTGATGTAGAAAAAACACATGCATACACCGATGAATTACAGATCATTAATACAGTAATTATGTGCGAGCATAGAAACAGATGTAAATGCATAAAAGATATGATACAAAAAGAGAAAGTGAGGTTAGGCGATGATTAAACTGGAAGATCTATTATTAACTGCATACTGTGACGTGGCTATTATGGACAATATATATCCTGTGACGATTATGATTGGAATACTATGTCTGATTATTATCGTGTTAATATTGATATTTCTTGCCTCGATTTTGAAAAGTCAATACCAATTCCTAGGACAGCATTTAATAAGTAAAGGAGTAGAGAAATGAATAAGGAACAGTGTACGGTCAAAGAACTTAAAAATTTGCTTGACGAATTATCTGATAGCGGATATGGCGATATGCTAATATTTTTGGGTGAGAAGACACCATTATTAGACGATTCTGTTTGTGTAAAATATGGTCCTAATGCAGGTATATATTTCAAGAATACATATTATGAGGATGAACTTGTTAAGAACGCAGATGAGTTGAAAAATGCAATAGACATAGCAATTAAGATGTATTTAGCGAATTGTTACTTCTCTGGGAAAAATGTGAAATCAAGTGAGGAGGATAAAAAGAATGATTAAATTAAAAGATCTATTATTAACCGCATATTGTGACATATTTCAAAAGATTTATTAGATAGAGAAGTCAAAAAGATTGATACATACAATGATAGAATCAGAATTTGGCTAAAAGAAGAGGAGGAATAATAATGGATGAAACAATTAGAACAATAACAACACAAATAACTGAAACTGAAGATGAATTTATATTTCAGGTTTTAAGCAATTTTGCATCAAGTAAATATAATGTTGCAATTGAAAAAGAAGAATTAGTACGTGCTATTCAGTTGATCCGAATGAGCAAAAAATATGGTTCTAGTATTGGCGAGCGTTGGGTAACTGCCACTCAGAATATGGCAGAATTAGAACGTGCTTATAATAAAGGATTCCAAGATGGCGTGGATAAATATCATACTAGAATTGCAAAAGCTATAAAAGAAATGGAGAAAAAATATGATTAAAGAATTTTTTGAAACACATGACCATCTATGTTTTAAACTTCAACATATCGGTAGATACGGTGGTGGATGGAAAATGCAAATATGTAATACTACATTAGATCTTGGTTGTACTGAGCCTATTTATGAACATATTGTATTAGATTCTGAGATTAATAATTCAAGTGCAAATTTTGAAACTATGATAATGACTCCGGTTATTAACTGGTGGGAGGGAAAACAAAAATGAAAACATTTAAAATAATAATAATATTGATATGTTGCCATTTGATAGGTGATTATACGCTTCAATCTGATTTTATAGCAAAAACAAAAGGAGAAAATTGGTATCATTTAATTGTACATTGTGCACTATACTGTTTACCATTCCTTATTTTCTTTGATTTTACTTGGCAGATTTTGATCATATTTATTACACATTTAATAATCGATGCCTTAAAGGCTAGATATCACAAAATTAATTATGTTACAGATCAGGTGTTACATTATATTGTAATGCTGGTTTATTTATTTTAGGAGGTTGAATATGATTAAATTAGATACAATGAATTATTAATATTCGCGATATTTACAAGTAATATTATGAAGAGGTTTATGACGGCTATAGAATTGATAAGAATAGACTGCCAATGAAAGCAGTATCGCTTACAGTTGATGCGACAGGCATAGCCTCTTCTATTTTTATTTTTGAAAGGAGAAATAAAAAAATGATTAAATTAATTAAACACGGAAATCATAGAACCTGTTCTTGCTACAATTGCGGGTGCATTTTTACGTTCGAAAAAGAGGATGTAACGACAGAAGATCTTGGTAAGAACGAATATGTAACACGGGTCCAGTGCCCAGATTGCAGAAAAATGAATACGGTTAATTTAACTGGCGGCTGGAATGCTGAAACTGTTTAACAAGGAGGAAGACAAAAATGATTAAATTAGAAAATGTAGTTCTGGCAAGTCCAGATCAGATGTCGTTTATTATTGAGGGCATGAGGAACCCTATGAATTCATGGGATAATAGTGACAGTAGTTGTGGAAAAGCAACAAGGGAGACTAATATTCAATGGTCTGATGACTATTTTATTGGAACTAATGATGCTAATCTTATGCAGCGATTATCTAAAGCAGGTACAGATCATCGAAAGTTCATGAGAATGATGCCAGTGTATGTGAGAATCACCGCACCTTTATATTGGTGGAAGGAGTTTGATACTTATAAGGTTGGTATGGTTGCTAATAGCTGTAGTACAATGCATAAGATTGCTGAGAAGGAGTTTACTAGAGAAGACTTTAGCGATGATCATTTAATAGATATTAACACAGCATTAACAAATCGTATTACGATTAAAGAATACCCATATTTACGGGAATTAACTCCGATAGACATATTAAATGATACTATTTCTATGCTAAATAAGCTTAGAAAATTATATTTGATTTGGGATGAGGTCGACGACGAAGAAAAATCCATATTAGGTACTCACGGTTTTCTCACTAAAAAAGATATTTGGTGGCAGATGATCCAGCTTCTTCCGAGCAGCTATAATCAGACTCGTAATGTCATGATGAATTATGAGGTGCTGGCAAATATCTATAAATCTCGTAAAGACCATAAGCTTGATGAGTGGAGAGCATTCTGTAAATGGATTGAGACTCTTCCATATTCAGAGTTGATTACTGGAGGATTTAAGAATGAACAAATATAGTAAATATGCATTGTGTTTGTTAATTATTTCTGTGTGTGGAACAATATTATCTTATGCTATGAACAAGAAAATATTACTGTGCGATATTTTTGTGGCTATCAACATTCTATTGTTTCAGAAAATGGAGGATTAATTATGTTTGAATGGTTAAATAAAATATTCCATAGAAAACCAAGTCCTTGTGATAACTGTGATGCCCCTATGCTGACTAGAGTTGGATTTCCTGCGATACTTGTAAAAATGGATGTAATAAACATGTAGCAACTGAAAAAGAATTGCAGGATTTTATGAAATATAGAGGAAGTCTTATGGATAAGGAGTGATATTTTGACAGTTACGGTAAAAGACTACTGGAAATCTCATGTCAGTTCTGTAATTTATGGATATTGTGTTTGTGGGCGAGAGGTACAGCACTCAGCTAAGAAGATTGATGAAAAGTGCCCATTATGCGGAGCAACTCTTGAGTGGGATTTATCAGATAAGAAATTACGGCATAACGGAAAGGAGAACAAAACAATATGACACATGATAAGTATGATACTGATATTTTAAAAACTCTAAAGTCTATAGATGCGAGTTTGAAAAGTATCGCCAAAAGTGTACAGCCAGTAAACACAACAGTTACGATTGACGACAATTCGGAAGATGCTGTAAGAGACTTCTTAAATTCATTACATCAGAAAAATATTCAACAGGAGGAAATTAAAGATGACAATTAATGAGTTATTACCTATTTTAATACTGTTATTTGCGGTGTTTATCTTGGTATACACACTTACAACCAGAATTTTGGAAATTTTTGAATATAAGTTAAAGTTGAGAGCGACCAGGCTGAGAGCGACCAGTGAAATTATGAAGACTATGATTGAAAAAGGTCATAGTTACAATATTAATGACATCCAGAAGGCGTTAAAAAAGGAAGATAGGAATGCTATCGAAAGAAAATAACTGAACAAAGGGGACACAAATACGAATGACTATTGGAAATGATTACAAAAATCCAGAAGGTTATCCGGACCCAACTGCATATAGTGCAATAAATAATGTAGAAAAAACACCTGTAGAAAACAAAACATCACCAGAAGATGAAGAACGTTTTCACAAGCTTTTAAATACTATATTTACTATATGTGAGTTGGCTGGATTTCATATCGAAAGAAGAATTGTTATAAAAGACTGTAAAACAGGTAAAATTTGGAGGTAACTATATGAAAATATGTAAAGTAAGACCAGATCGCTCGACCTGTTCCGCTTGTTTAGATACTCAGGAAATGTTTAACGTGGTCGATGATTGTAGCAAATGTAAATTAAATACTGATACTTATGAATTATTGCAGATTGGAGCTGGATTTTTGGGCGTAGATTACGCAATGGTTCAAAAAGATGGAAAAATCACCAAAGTGTCATTAAGTCGTATTTATGATGTAAAGGAGGCTTTATAATGGATATGGAATATGATGATATTTTACAGGCATTATGTGATGTGTGGGAAAGAGTTAAGGAAATTATGAAGAGATTTGCCGAACGATTAAGGAAACTTTTCGGGAAATTATTATCTAAAAATTTTGAGCCTGGGAAGCCTATAAAAGTGACGGATTATCGATGTTATAGGGACTTTTACGTTCGTGCAGAATATACATATATTCCAATATTCCGCAGAAATATGCCATATCATAGAAGAAATTTTTAAGATTTGGAGGTAAATTTACAGATGAATAAGCGTGGAAGACCGCCTAGAGACGACGGAGAAGTAAAAAATAAGCAGTATAGATTGCGTTTGTCGGACGGTGAGGAGTCTATTTTGGATGAATTATCGACTGAATATGGTATGCCAAAGGCTGAAATTCTGAGAAGAGGACTAAGAATGCAACATAATTTGCTGAGACATACTGGGTAAATTGATAAAAATTGGCTGAATTCGTGGATATCCATTTAATCATTTTTGGTCATTTTCTGCCCACTTTTGGGAAAATAAAAACGGGCAGAGACTGAAAAATTTGGGCAAAAGTGTGAAAAATATTTAATGGATATCCAACTTTGGTCAAAAATTTGGGTTTTCTGCCCACTTTTTAAAACGTTTTTGTCCATAAACTGAATGCCCGCAAACCCAGTATTTATGCGGGTTCTGAGTTCTTGGATATCCAACTTTGGTCAAAAACCCACTTTTTTTTCAACTTTAATGCGAAGAAAAAGTTTAATAAATATATATAATTAGCAAAAATTTTTGGGTTTTTGTCCAAGAAGGTAGTTCCAGCTCAAGAAGCGACTTTAAATTTAGTTTCAGCTATGGTATAATAAAAACAATCATATATTGCTAAACGTTTAAGGAAATGACTTTGGTAAAAAGTGTATTTTCTCTTTACTTGTACCCTTAGACGGAAAGCAAGATTGTGTGGCAACAATGGGAGGTGCCTTTTTCGGTGCGTCTCTCAAATGAGGCACACTTTTTATTTTGCGTTTCTGTATGTATATTTTTGATATGGAAGGAGTGAATATTGTGGGAGAGGCTAAGAAACCTGTTGGTGGTAATAAAGTTAATAATGTCGGTGCATTGGGAGCAGTTGGTGCAATAGGATATGTTGTATTTGAAGCTGTAAAACCTTATATTAAGAATTTCATAGATTTGATTTTTACTCAGCTTAAGAAACAAATCAATGAAAGTAAAGATGGATTTATAACCATGCCCAAATTATATAAGACAAATTTTCCATTGGACGTAGATTATGTTGCATTAAAAATGAAAGAACACGGTTTTCAAGTATTGACTAGCAAATGTATGCATCCTGATATTAAATTTCGTAATTACATAAATAATCAAATCATTGAAACGGATCCAAAAGGTGGCAAGAAGGTTCAAGTTGGTCAATATATAACGTTGTACTACATAACTCAAGAAGTGATTGATGCCAGTATAAAAATTTTTGAGGATGAAGAAAATGTCAAAGCTGAGCGTAAGGAAAAGAAAGAGATAGAGAAACAAAAACGTAAAGAAAAACGAAAAGAAAAAGTTTCGGAAGTAGCAGATAAAGCAAAAAATACAATCAGTCACATATTTAAGAAAGGAGATTCTAAAGATGAGCAAGAATAGAAATAAACGTAGCACTGCCGGATTAATTTTGGATTCTGACCATTTGTACAGGAGGTCTTTGGTTGATATGGATACTGATAAGGTATCTTAGAAATAACAGTTAAATATTTTTTGAGACAGAGATGCTTAATCGTATCTCTGTTTTTTTTTTACGCTCTTTTTTGCACGCGAAAAATACATTCCCTTTTATGAGGAGAGAGGTAAAACATGCATTTTTAACAGCATTCACTTTCTCTTTTGATATTTGTGAAAGGAGCTTACAAAATGTTAGAAAACAAATTCCAGGCTAATTTGATTAAAGAGCTTAAGAGACTTTTTCCTGGATGCATCGTTATGAAGAATGATGCGAGTTATATTCAAGGTATTCCAGACCTGCTAATTCTTTATAATGATAAGTGGGCTTCTTTGGAATGTAAAAAAAGTGCGTCGGCTAGTAAACAGCCTAATCAAGAATATTATGTGGACCAAATGAACAGGATGTCTTTTTCTCGCTTCATTTGTCCGGAAAACAAGGAGAAAGTATTATATGAACTTCAACAATCATTCCAATCTTGAAGGACAGCACGCATTTCTCGGAGCTAGTAAATATCATTGGATTAATTACAGCGAAGATAAAGTTGCCGATGCCTATTCAAAATTTCTTGCTACTCAGAAAGGAACTGTGTTACATGCATTTGCTGCACAGTGTATTTCTTTGGGACAGAAATTACCAAAGTCACAAAAGACTTTAAATATGTATGTTAATGATGCCATTGGTTATAAGATGACACCAGAACAGGTATTATTTTATTCTGAAAACTGCTTTGGAACAGCAGATTCAATTTCATACAGATCTGGATTACTTAGAATTCATGATTTGAAGACAGGAGTAATTCCGGCACACATGGAGCAGCTTATGATTTATGCTGCTCTTTTTTGTTTGGAATATAAAGTAAAACCTGCTGATATTGATATGGAATTAAGAATTTATCAGAACAACGAAGTTCTGTATCATAATCCAACAGCAGAAGATATTGTTCCAATTATGGATAAAATTATTACCTTTGATAAGGTCATAAGAAAAATAAAAGAACAGGAGGGTTAATCGATGGCTCGAATAGCTAAAGTATTGTCTGATATTACAGATGACTTTCTTATGCATTATGGTGTTGCCAGAAGGTCTGGTAGATATCCTTGGGGTTCTGGAGATAACCCTTATCAACATAGCGGCGATTTTTTAAGTCGTGTGCAGTCTTTGAAAAAGTCTGGTATGAGCGAAACAGATATTGCTAAAACTATGGGGCTTACAACAACTCAGCTTAGAACACAAATGAGTCTTGCTAAAGATGAAAGAAGAGCAGTGCAGGTTGCAACAGCCAAAGACCTTAGAGAAAAAGGTTACAGTTTAAACGAAATTGCTGATAAGATGGGATTTGCAAATGACTCATCTGTAAGGTCTTTATTGAATGAAAATTCAGAAGCCAGAATGAATCAGGCGAAAGCCACTGCTGATGTACTTAGAAAACTTATTGAAAAAAAAGGTATGATTGATGTCGGTACCGGAGTTGAAAGAGAACTTGGAGTTTCAAAAGAGAAACTTAACCAGGCTCTTTATATTTTGGAAATGGAAGGTTATCCAATTTATGGAGGTGGAGTTCCACAGGTTACTAATCCTGGAAAGCAGACAAATATAAAAGTAATCTGTCCACCCGGAACAGAGCATAAAGACATTTACAATTATGATGATGTGCATTCAGTAAAAGATTATATTTCTTATGATGGCGGTGAATCTTTCAGAAAAGGATTTGAATATCCTTCTAGTATGGATTCTAATCGACTTGCTATCAGATACAAAGAAGATGGCGGTATTAACAAAGATGGCGTTATAGAACTTCGTAGAGGAGTCCAGGATTTATCATTAGGCGATTCGCATTATGCACAGGTTCGAATAATGGTGGATGGAAAGAAATATCTGAAAGGAATGGCTGTCTATTCTGATGATATGCCAGATGGTGTTGATGTCATTTTCAATACCAATAAATCAAAAGCTGTTCCTAAAATGGAAGTTCTCAAGGATATTAAGAATGACCCAGATAATCCTTTTGGTTCTTTGATAAAGGAACATGGTGGTCAAAGCTATTACGATGACCCAAAAGGGAAATATACAGACCCTGTAACCGGAAAGAAACAGAGCTTGTCGTTAATTAATAAAAGAGCCGAAGAAGGAGATTGGGGCGAATGGAGTAAAACACTTCCATCACAGTTCTTATCTAAGCAGAGTTTGTCTTTGATAAAGAAACAGTTAGGTCTTGCAACAGCTGATAAGCAGGCAGAATTTGATGAAATATGTTTATTAACTAATCCGACAGTTAAGAAAACTTTGCTTAAATCATTTGCTGATGATTGCGATTCTGCGGCAGTTCATTTACAGGCAGCATCATTACCACGACAGAAGTATCAAGTAATACTGCCATTGACAACTATCAAAGATAATGAAGTATATGCACCTAACTATAAAGATGGCGAAACTGTTGCTTTAATAAGATATCCTCATGGAGGAACATTTGAAATACCAATTCTTAAAGTTAATAATAAATTGGCAGAAGGTAAACGTGTATTAGGAAACACACCTGCTGATGCTATTGGTATTAATAAGAAAAATGCTGACAGATTATCTGGAGCTGACTTTGACGGCGATACAGTCATGGTCATTCCTTGTAATTCGTCTAATAGCAAGGTAAAGATTACTTCAACTCATCCGTTAAAGGGACTTGAAGATTTTGATACTAAGGATTCATATGGTCCAGATTCAAGCAAACCTGTCAAAATTGATTCAAAAGGTAAAGAATACTACACAAGAAATGGTAGAACTTATCAGAGAATGTCTAATACTCAGACTGAGATGGGTATGATATCTAACCTTATAACGGATATGACGTTGAAAGGTGCTACAGAACCAGAGCTAGCTAAAGCTGTTAGACATAGTATGGTTGTTATTGATGCTGAAAAACATAAGTTAGATTATAAACAGAGTGAAATCGACAATGATATTAAAACTTTGAAAAAGAAATACCAAGGTACAACAGATTCAAATGGTCACTATCATGAAGGTGCGTCTACTCTTATCTCAAGAGCAAAATCTGAAACTTCTGTGTTAAAGAGAAAAGGAAGTCCGACTATCAATGAAGATGGTTCTCTTAGTTACAAAGAAGTTAAAGAGACATATACTGACAAAGATGGAAAAATAAAAATTCGTACTCAGAAGAGTACAAAGATGGCTGAAGTTAATGATGCCAGAGAATTATCATCCGGCACCCCACAGGAAGAAGCGTATGCAAAATATGCAAATTCTATGAAATCTTTAGCAAATCAGGCAAGAAGAGAAATGGTCAATACTGGAAAGATTGCCTATTCTGCTTCTGCAAAAGCAACTTATCAGTCTGAAGTAGATTCACTTATGGGAAAATTAAATGTTGCTTTGATGAATGCCCCCCGTGAAAGACAAGCCCAGACTATTGCCAATGCAGAGGTTCAATCTAAGAAAAGAGACAACCCAGATATGACAAAGGCTGAAATTAAGAAGGCGAGTCAACAGGCTCTATCGAAAGCCCGCAATTCTGTAGGAGCTAAGAGAACTTCTATAGATATAACTGATAAGGAATGGGAGGCTATACAGGCTGGTGCTATCAGCGAGAACAAGCTAACACAGATATTAAACAATACTAACATTGATGTTGTCAGACAAAAGGCTACTCCTCGTGCCACAACATCACTCAGTACAGCTAAACAGGGTAGAATTTCAGCTCTATCCGCATCTGGCTACAGTACATCTGAAATAGCAGAAGCTTTAGGGGTATCTACTTCAACTGTATCTAAGTATCTGAATGGAAAGGAGTGAACATAGAGAATGGATGTAACTAAGTGTGCATTGACTACAATTGACAACCCTTATGATCCGTTCGACCAGTTCACCGAATGGATGCTATATGACGAGGAGAAAGGCTATCACTCGACATCGTATCTTGGTCGCATCGCAAGGACATCGGATGAGCTATCGGATGAAGAGAATGACAAAGAGATCGAAAGAGCGATAGACGAAATCATCAAATATGATTTTAGAAACATATACAAGAAAGTGAAGAAAACACTAAAAATTACGCAGACTGTCTAAGGGTATAGGGGGGTGTCTAAAAAACATACCCCCACCCATATCGCGGCGGTCTTTATTTTTTCCCCAGAGGGAAATTTTTGAAAAATGTTCTGACATATCAGCAGGGTTTTAAAGAGTTTATAGGATTATTACTGAGCGGTGGCTGGCTCATCTTTAAAGGTTGTCTCCTTTCATATACAAGAGTGGTGCAATAGTCTCTGTAAACTCTTTAAAACCCTGCTGAAACTTTATATAAAGTGTGCGGAAATTACTTAAAAGGAGGCGGTAACTATGAGGAAAGTTAAGCCAGACTCATCTTCTGATACTGCCAGTCAGCGAATGCGACCAGCAATCACACCAGAAGCAAGACAGAAACAGATGATTTCTCTTGCAACTGATTGTGCCGAGGATTTAATGAGGTCTGGTAAGGCACCATCTCAGATTATTGTTCATTATTTAAAGCTTGGAACAAAACAGGCAGAGCTTGAATTAGAGAAGACAAAAAAAGAGTTAGCTCTAACAGAAGCAAAAACAAAAAGTATTCAATCTTCAGAGCAGGCAGAGGAATTATACAAGAATGCACTTGATGCTTTTAGAGGATACAGCGGACAGGATTCACAAAGGGAGAGTGACGAGTATGAGTGGGATGATTAAAACATATACTGAGCTTACCCGTTTACCGACATTTCAAGAAAGATTTGAATATTTGAAATTAGATGGTTCTGTTGGAATAGAGACATTTGGATTTGACAGATATTTGAATCAATTTTTTTATAACTCAAAAGAGTGGAAAAGGCTTAGAAATGAAATCATTGTCAGAGATAAAGGATGCGATTTGGCATGTGATGGATATGAAATTCAAGGAAATATTATTATCCATCATATGAACCCAATTACACCAGAAGACATTATTAATAGAAATGATGACCTTCTTAATCCCGAGTATCTGATATCAACAGTATTGAATACTCACAATGCTATACATTATGGTGATTCAAGTTTATTACCACATGCACCTGTAGAGAGAAGAAAAAATGATATGTGTCCATGGAGACACTAGAAGGAGGTTACTTATGAGCGAAAAAAAAGCAAATCAGTCACTACAGACGGCATCTGTTACTAAGTCATCAGTAGATGCAGCAGATACTAATATAAAAAATGAAAATATTAAAATTTTTGGTGTTGTTGAGAACTGTGGTCAGTTAAGAATTAGAAAGGAGCCGAATAAAGAAGCAGACGTTATAGGAATAATTCCAGTTGGCACAATGGTAGATCTTATAACTGATGACATTATTGATGGATTCTATGCCATTCATACCGAAGCATGTTATGGCTATTGTATGTCTGATTTCATTCAGGTTACTCGAGCTGAAAAGGAGTAGTGTTATGGCAGCAGAGAATATTTCTGATAGTATATTGACTTCTGTGAAGAAGTTACTTGGCTTAACTGAGGAGTATGATGCTTTCGATGTAGACATAATTATGCACATAAATTCGGTATTTACTATATTAACTCAGTTAGGTATCGGTCCATCAGATGGCTTTATGATAGAGGATAAGAATAATAAATGGTCTGAATTTATTGAAGATATGAGATTGTATCAGCTTGTGAAATCTTATGTGTGGTTGAAGGTAAAATTATTATTTGACCCACCTATGAATTCAGCTGTTATGGAGTGTTATAAAGCTCAGATTAATGAATATGAGTGTCGTTTACGAATTGTGAATGAAACTGAGGATTAAACCTTCGCAACTATTACATCCCCTCTTATGAGAAAGATAAACTTTAACTCATGAAAGGAGATTTTATTATGTTTAATAAGAACAAAGTCGAAATTGTAGATTTCAAGAAAGAGGAAAAGAGACGTCAGCGTAAAGAAAGATTTAAAAGTAAAATTAATAATACTATGAATTGGATTAGTAATAACAAAGAAGTGGTTCTTCTTGTTGGACCGGCTTTACTTGGTTGCACGACAGCTGGAATAAAGGCAGTTAGCAAACATGTGAGTATGCACAAGGAGAAGGATTTAAAAGATTTGTATTGCTATGACAGGTCATTGGGACATTATTGGAGATTACGCAGAGAATTAACCAACGCTGAATGGATTGAGATTGATAAGAGAAAGAACAATGGAGAAAGATTGGCAGACATTTTGGATGAATTAAAAGTGTTAAAGTAAATAATCTAAAACGACTAGGGACTATGGAAACATAGTCTCTTTTCATTTGCAAAGAGACAGGGAGGTGAATATTCAAAATGAATAATGAATTATCCCATCATGGAATAAAAGGAATGAAATGGGGTATCCGTCGTTACCAGAATAAAGACGGTTCTTTAACATCTCAGGGTAAAAAGCGATATGACAGAGATGTAAGAGAAAATCTTGGTAAGAAAAAAGATAACCGAATTGATACAAGTAATCCAGACCCTAACAGATGGGTAAGGGAAGACCTTGAGCGAAAAAAAAGAATTGTTGATACTAGCTCTTCTATGGTTAGGCAGTTGAAGTCTATGGAAAGTGAAACACGCCCGAAATCTAAGCGAAAAAGTATGGATTTATCAAATATGTCTGATAAAGAAATGCGAGACAGAATTAATCGTGAACTACTTGAGCAGCAGTATCAAAAATTGTTTTCAGAAGTTGAAGAACCAAAGATATCTAAGGGACGAGAATGTGTTAAAAATGTTCTTTCCGTTGCCGGTGATGTATTAGCGGTTACTGGCTCTTCACTAGCTATAGCTTTGAGTATTAAGGAACTTAGAGGAAAGTAAGGAGAAAATTCAACATGGCATTATCAAACACAGCCGTCCCCAAATATTACGGCATGTTTCGTGATGCCGTTATTCGAGGAGAGATACCAGTTAATAAGGAAATCTCTATGGAGATGAACCGTATTGATGACCTTATTGCAAATCCTGGAGTCTATTACGATGACAAAGCAGTTGAAGGATTTATCTTATACTGCGAAAACGAATTAACGCTTACCGATGGTTCTGATTTGAATCTTCTTGATTCGTTTAAAGTATGGTCTGAACAAATTTTTGGCTGGTATTATTTCGTTGAAAGAAGTGTCTATGAACCGTCTGAAGATGGTCATGGCGGACATTATGTTAAAAAGCATATCCGAAAAAGACTTATTAACAAGCAGTACCTTATAGTAGCACGAGGTGCCGCAAAATCTATGTATGGTTCTTGTTTACAGAACTATTTTCTTAATGTCGATATCACGACAACACACCAGATTACAACTGCACCAACAATGAAACAGGCAGAAGAAGTTCTGTCGCCTATTCGTACAGCTATTACTCGTTCGAGAGGACCATTTTATAAATTCCTTACAGATGGTTCAATAATGAATACCAGTGGTTCAAAAGCCAATAGAGTTAAATTGGCATCGACCAAGAAAGGAATAGAAAATTTTCTTACCGGTTCGTTATTGGAAATTCGTCCGATGAGGATAGATAAGCTACAGGGATTGCAGCTCAAGGTTGCAACTGTTGATGAATGGTTATCCGGAGATATCAGAGAAGACGTAATCGGTGCTATTGAACAGGGTGCGTCAAAGGTAGACGATTATTTGATTGTTGCTATTAGCTCTGAAGGTACAGTCCGTAACGGAGCTGGCGATACAATCAAAATGGAATTGCAGGACATCCTAAAAGGTGAATATATTAACCCTCATGTTTCTATCTGGTGGTACAAACTTGATTCTGTCGAAGAAGTTTCAAATCCGGATATGTGGTTGAAGGCTAATCCAAACTTAGGAAAGACAGTCAGCTATGAAACATATCAGCTTGATGTTGAAAGAGCAGAGAAAGCCCCAGCAGCAAGAAATGATATACTTGCAAAACGATTTGGTCTGCCGATGGAAGGTTATACGTATTACTTCACATATGAAGAAACTCTGCCACATCGAAAAAGAGATTTTTGGCAGTTGCCATGCTCTTTAGGTGGAGATCTATCACAGGGAGATGACTTCTGTGCATTTACGTTTCTGTTTCCATTATCTAATGGTGCATTTGGTGTAAAGACACGAAATTACATAACACAGAGAACATTAATGAAATTACAGTCTGCAATGAGATTGAAGTATGAAGAGTTCATTAAAGAAGGTAGTCTTATTGTTATGGAAGGAACTGTTCTGGATATGATGGATGTATATGAAGATTTGGATAACTACATTATTGAAAGTGGTTACGATGTAAGGTGTTTTGGGTACGACCCATATAACGCAAAAGATTTCGTAGAACGTTGGACACAGGAAAATGGTGTATTTGGTGTAGAAAAAGTAATCCAGGGAGCTAAGACAGAATCAGTTCCACTTGGAGAATTAAAGAAATTATCAGAAGATAGAATGCTTCTGTTCGATGAGGAGCTTATGACATTTACGATGGGAAACTGTATTACTTTAGAGGATACTAACGGAAACCGTAAATTGTTAAAGAAAAGATATGATCAGAAAATTGATGCAGTGGCAGCTATGATGGATGCCTATGTCGCATATAAGCTCAATCGAGATATGTTTGAATAAGGAGGAAAAATGAGTGGAATATCCAAAAAACGATGAATTAAGACATCACGGTATTAAAGGACAACGTTGGGGTATTCGTCGTTATCAGAATAAAGATGGCTCTTTAACTTCGGCTGGTAAGAAAAAGTATTACGAAGAAAGTAATACATCCATAATTATAAATAAAGATGGTTCAAAAAGTATACCGAAAGGGTTTAAATTCAATAGAATCGGACAAGAGAAATTAGATGTAAATGCTTCTGGTGGTTTATATGTGAGCTATGGTAAGGATGATGCTGCAAGGTATATTAAAAATCTTGGTCCCACTAAACTTAATAAATTATTAGGAGTAAGTAGTAATACAGTTCAACATATTAGTGTAAAAGATACACTCAAAATGCCTTCCGATAACGAAGTTGTAAAAGAAACAGCAAACTTATTGCTATCAAATAAAAAACTATTAAACAGTCTTAATGACTCGATATATTCGATGGCTGTAAGTGATAGAGGCGTATCTAGTAAAGAACTTTGTGATTCATTATCTAATCCAAATAATGAGAGAAGTGTGAAAATAGCCTATTCTGTAAGTTCATTCCTTGGCGATCCGAAATATGCAAGCGAATCAAAAATATTGTATGAACATTTTAGAAATAAAGGATATGATGCGATTCCAGATTTACATGATAGATTATCTGGCACATCCAAAACGGCTATGATAATAATCAATCCGAATAAAGTAGAAATAACTTCTAAAACAACAATTACCAAAGATGTTTTAAAAGCCGGAAAACAACATGTAAAATCTATAGAAAAGTTAAAAATAAATGATTTAATAAAATAGAAAGGAAAATTCAAAATGGAATTAACAGTTGGCTCCAGACTGAAACACGCCTGGAATGCATTTCTGAATCGAGCCCCCACTGCCAACTATCAGTATGGTATAGGTGGAGGATATGCATATCGACCAGACAGATTCAGACTCACAAGAGGAAATGAGCGTTCTATCGTGACCTCTGTTTACAATCGAATAGCTATAGATGTAGCCGCCATTAACATTCAGCATGTTCAGTTGGATGATGAAGGGCGGTTTTTAAATGTTATAAAATCTGGGCTTAATGATTGTTTATCGTTAGAGGCAAATCTTGACCAGACAGGAAGAGCATTTATACAGGATGTAGTTATGTCAATGATGGACGAAGGTGTTGTGGCAATAGTTCCGATTGATACTACAATCGACCCGGATATATCTAATGGTTTTGATATAACGTCAATGCGGGTAGGTAAAATAGTCGATTGGTATCCACAGCATGTAAAGCTGGAGGTATATAACGAACAGACAGGTGTAAGGCAGACAATTACTATGCCAAAGAGAAACGTCGCAATTATTGAAAACCCGCTTTATGCCGTCATCAATGAGCCGAATTCTACAATGCAGAGGTTGGTTCGAAAGTTGAATCTTTTGGATGCTGTTGATGAACAGAGCAGTTCTGGTAAATTGGATTTAATAATCCAGTTGCCATATGTTATCAAATCAGATGCAAGAAGAAAGCAGGCTGAACTTCGAAGGAAAGATATAGAAGAACAGTTATCCGGCTCAAAGTATGGAATTGCGTATATTGATGGAACGGAGCATGTAACACAGTTAAATCGTTCAGTTGAGAATAATCTGATGAAGCAGATTGAATATTTGACGAGTATGCTATATAGCCAGTTAGGTATCACTCAGAGCATATTAGATGGAACGGCTGACGAGAAGACAATGCTTAATTACTACAATAGGACAATAGAACCAATTTTGTCAGCAATTGTTGACGAAATGAAACGTAAGTTCCTTACAAAGACAGCTCGTACAAAGAACAAGTCAATTAATTTCTTTAGAGACCCATTTAAACTTGTACCAATCAGTGAAATTGCTGAGATAACGGATAAGTTTACAAGAAATGAAGTAGCATCATCTAATGAAATGCGTCAGGTAATTGGATGGAAACCATCTGATGACCCTAAGGCAGACGAATTGAGAAATAGTAACATATCACAATCTGACTCTGAAATAGCATATCAGACAGATGATGAAAATCAAGATATAGGAGGAGAAATTCAAAATGAAGTATGATTTTGGTGGCTATGCCACACGAAATAATCTCACTTGCACTGATGGTCGTGTAATTAAGAAAGATGCGTTCAAGTCACAGAATGGAGAAACAGTTCCACTTGTTTGGAATCACAACCATGATGTTGATGATGTACTTGGATTAGCCCATCTTGAAAATCGCGAAGATGGTGTATATGCGTATTGTGAATTTAACGATACGGAAAAAGGTAAAACTGCAAAAGAACTGGTGCAGCATGGCGATGTGAGGTCATTGTCAATCTTTGCAAACCAGTTAATGCAGAAAGGTTCTGATGTAATTCATGGATTAATCAGAGAAGTTAGTCTTGTAATTGCTGGGGCTAATCCTGGAGCTTTTATTGATGATGTAATTGCTCATGGAGAGGATGGTTCTGGAATAATTGTTTGCTATGACGAGGGTGTAACAGTGTTTATGCACTCCGATGACAAACAGGATGATGAAGAGAAAACTAAGGACTCAGAAAATAAGAAAAAAGAAAAGTCCGAAGATGATGAGACTGTAGAAGATGTCTTTGACTCACTTACAGAAAAGCAGAAGACTGCTGTATATGCCGTTATCGGGACAATTATGGAAGATAATGAAAACAATGATAACTCAGATGATAATGAAGGAGGAAATGATAAAATGGCGATGAAACATAACGTATTTGAGAACAGTGTGCAGGCACAGGATAACACACTTTCTCATGCTGATCAGGTAGCTATAATTGAGACAGCAAAGATGAGAACAGTTGGTACTTTTAAGAATGCATTACAGATGTATGCAGAGGAGAATGCACTTCAGCATGATGCAACTAGCAGTGGTGTTGCAACAGGAGATCTTTCTAAGCTTTTCCCAGAGTATGCAGAGGTAAGACCTGGTGCACCGGAGCTTATTACTAATGATCAGGGTTGGATTAGCACTGTTATTTCTAAGGTACATAAGTCACCTATGTCAAGAATCAGAACAACACAGGCTGATATCAGAAATATTGACACTCTTAAAGCTCATGGCTACCAGAAAGGAAAGCAGAAGAAGTTAGCAGGAAACTTCAATCTTGTAAGAAGAACAACAGACCCTCAGACTATTTATGTAAAGAATGCACTTAACAGAGATGACATTGTTGATATCACCGATTTCAATTATGTTGCATATCTGTACAGCATTGACCGTATGAACCTTAACGAGGAGCTTGCTAAGGCAATTATGATTGGTGACGGTCGTGATGATGGTGCAGAGGATAAAATCTTCCCAGAGCATATCAGACCAATCTGGCTTGATGACGACCTTTACACAATTCATACCGATCTCGATATTACAACTATGAAGGCTGAGCTTCAGGGAACAAATACAGGAGCAAACTTCGGTGATAACTATGTGTACGCTGAAGCAATGGTACAGACATTACTCTATGCAAGAGAGAACTATAAGGGAACTGGTACACCAGACTTATACTGCACACCGCATATGGCAAATGTAATGCTTCTTGCAAGAGATTTGAACGGTAGAAGAATCTACTCTTCTAAGGCTGAGCTTGCTACAGCGTTAAATGTTGGCAGCATCAATACAGCCGAGCAGTTCGCTAACAAGACAAGAAAGACTTCAGATGGAAAGACAAAGAAGCTTATTGCTCTTATCGTAAATCTTCAGGATTATTCTCTTGGAGCAACAAAGGGTGGAGAAATCACACACTTTACTCAGTTCGATATCGACTTTAACCAGGAGAAATCACTTCTTGAGACACGCTGCTCTGGAGCTCTTACAAGAATCTACTCAGCAATTGCTATTGAGAAAGATGTCACAGATACTAAGGGTCAGCATACTGACGGCTTAGCAGGCTAAGATAAATCGTAGAAAGGAAATTTCAAAATGAGTAAATTTTTTGGAGCAATTGGTTATTCCGTATCAGAAGAAACAGCTCCCGGTGTATGGACAGACCATATTGTAGAGCATAATCATTATGGTGATGTTAATAGGAGTAAGGCTCAGCACGAAACTGGAACATCACTTAATGATAACCTTAATATTTCAAATGAGTTTAGTATTATTGCTGACCCGTTTGCTTATGAGAATTTCCAGAATATGCGATATATCGTATTTATGGGGGCTAAGTGGAAAATTACGAGCGTAGAAGTTCAGTATCCACGATTAATTCTGACAGTTGGAGGTGTTTATAATGAGCAGACGACTTAAACTACATAGTGTTCTTTGTGGTATATTAGCTTGCCCCGAAAGAGGAAAAGAGTGTCGAGCTTATTTTCAGCCACCAGCATCAGTTAGTATGAAATACCCTGCCATTGTGTATGCCCTTAATGGAAAAGATAAGAGGCACGCCGATGACAGGGTTTATTTGTCTTCAAATCGTTATTCGGTAACAGTCATAGACAGCAATCCGGATAGCGATATAGTAGACAAAATATCTGAATTACCAATGTGCAGATTCAATACAGCCTATACCAAGGACAATTTGAATCACACAGTATATGAAATTTATTATTAGGAGGAAATCAACATGTCAAAACTTACATGGGATAATGAAGGCGAGCGATTGTTTGAAACTGGTGTCAGTGAAGTCGCTCTTTATCCATTTCAGACAAATGGCTATACAAAGGGTGTTGCTTGGAATGGTGTGAGTTCTATTACAGACAGTCCTGGAGGAGCAGGGTCAAATAAGATATATGCAGATAACATTGAATATCTTAATCTTATGTCTGCCGAAACAGCTGGCGGAACTATCGAAGCATATATGGCTCCGGCTGAGTTCGCCGAATGTGATGGTTCTGTAGAGATTGCACCAGGAGTATATGCGGGTCAGCAGAACCGTAAGAAATTTGGTCTTGCGTATAAGACTATTCTCGGAAATGATACAGAGTCAAATGACCATGGTTATAAACTTCACTTAACATGGGGATGCCTTGCTTCTCCATCAGAGAAACAAAATTCATCTGTAAATGAGAGTCCAGAGCCATTGACTATGTCCTGGGAATACAGTGCAACACCTGTTAAAGTTACTGCGGCTGTTAAGGGCAAGAAGCTTAAAGCAACAGCAACAATGACATTCGATTCAACAAAGGTAGATGCCACAAAGCTTCAGAAGCTGGAAGGTATTCTTTATGGAACAGATAGTTCTGGATCAACTGAGCCAAGACTTCCAATGCCTGATGAAATCATTTCCATGATGACAACAGAAGGTTAATTAAATATTCAGTCTATGCGACGTATTCAGTTCGGCTGGCGTCGCTTTTTTATTTGAAAGGAGAAATTCAAAATGTATAAAGAAACTATTACTTATGTTGATTTCAATGGAACAGAAAGAACAGAAGACCATTATTTCAACCTTAGCAAAACAGAGATTACGGAGTTAGAGGTAAGTATGCCTGGTGGTCTCGCAGAGTATCTCATGGGAATTGTAAATGCTAAGAATGTTCCGGAAATTATGGCTTCATTTAAGAAAATTATTTTATCTGCATACGGCATCAAGTCGGCAGATGGAAGAAGACTTGAAAAAGGGGAAGAAATCAGTAAAGCGTTCACAGAATCACCGGCATATGACGTGCTGTTTCAGAGATTATTCTTATCTGGAGATGTTAATGCTGCTTCTGATTTCATTAATGCAATCATTCCACAGATTAAGGATGATGCGGCACAGTCGGCAGCAGAGAATAAGAATTTAACAGTTGTTTCGGGAACCGCACAGTAAATTCATTTGGGAGGTGTACAGATGCTTAATATTGTAATACCTTCAGTTGAATTATGGGATGAAAAGAATGAACAGTTCATCCATACAAAAGAACAAAAATTACAGTTAGAGCATTCTTTGGTTTCAGTTGCTAAATGGGAAGCTAAGTGGAATAAACCTTTTATAAATAAAAAAGATAAAACCACTGCGGAAATTATTGACTATGTGCGATGTATGACCATTACGCAGAATGTACCAGACGATTGCTACAACTATTTAACAACAGCAAACATAGAAGAAGTGAACAGGTATATCGCGTTACCAATGACTGCTACTTGGTTCACTGAAACAAAAAAGAAAGTAACAACAAATCGAGAGCAGATTACAGCGGAACTTATTTATTACTGGATGATTAGTTTCAATATTCCTATGGAATATCAGAAATGGCATTTGAACAGATTGCTTACTTTGATAAGGGTATTCAATGAGAAGAATCAACCTAAAAAGAAAATGAGTCAGCAGGAACTATATCGTCAGCACGCTGCAATAAATGCTGCAAATAGAAAGAGATTTCATTCAAAAGGATAGGAGAGAATAAGTATGAATATGCCAATAATAAACACTAAGTATGAACATGTTAATGATTTTGTTAATACACTCGCACCTGTTGTATGTAATGCATGTGTGAAATATATAAGGGAAGGAAAAAAGGTTATAAGTCCAGCTGTTATCATTGCACAGGCAGCTAAAGAATCAGGGTGGAACTTAAACGCTTCTTCATTGTTTGGAATAAAAGGAAGTGATATTGAATGCGATACTACTGAATATATTGATGGAAATTATGTGAGTATTAGGGATAGTTTTGTGAAATATCCAGATGTTACAAGGGCTGTATATGGCTATTTGGATTTGATGCAGTTGAATAACTACAATGACGCCACATCTGCTAATACACCCGAGGGAGAATTATACGGTCTCACTAATGCTGTTAATGGAACAGATAGAGATGAAAATGATAATTGGGTAGGTTACAATTACGCAACAGCTCCTGATTATTATGAAACTACATTAGACGTAATAAATGATTTCGGATTAAGAATATTTAATGATTATTTAAGCAGCATTCTCAATGAATCATCTAATACACCAAGTGATGATATAGATGAATCTGTAGTAGATGCAATATATCGCGGCGAATATGGAAATGGGGAAGAACGCAAGCAGAAACTTGCATCCGCAGGATATAGCTGGGCTGACTATCAGGCAGCTGTAGAAGCAAAATATTATTCGGATAATGCAGAAGAATCAGAGGAAGACAATGACACATCTGAGGAAAATACAGATGAAAGATATGCAACAGTAGAACCAGGTGGTTCATTTTGTCAGATTGCAAGAGATTATTTAGGCGATGAATGCAGGGCTCAGGAACTGGCAGAGTATAATAATATGACATTAGATACTATGTTATATGCAGGTATGGAATTAAAACTTCCTTGCTAAATAATATTTTTTGAGGAATATATCATGATAAGTTTCAGACAAAAGGGCGATTTCCATAAACTCACCAGGTATCTGGAAAGAGTGGAAGAAGTAGCACGAATAGGGGACCTTGATAAATACGGTCGCCAAGGTGTGGCAGCCCTTGCGTCTGCTACGCCGAGAGATACTGGAAAAACTGCAAATTCATGGAATTACGAAATAAAACAGGAGAAGGGTTCGGTATCTATTAGTTTTTATAACACGAATATTCAAAATGGAGTTCCAATTGCAATTATCTTGCAGTATGGACATGGAACTCGTAACGGAGGCTGGGTACAGGGTCAAGATTATATCAATCCTGCTATTCAGCCTATTTTTGACGAAATTGTCAAGTCGGCGTGGAAGGAGGTTACAAGTTTATGAGTACAACTGTTGACCAAAGAGTCGTAGAAATGCGATTTGACAATAAGCAGTTTGAAAATAATATTCAGACAAGCTTATCTTCGATAAACAAACTTAAAAAGAGTTTGAATATGGAGGGAGCAACAAAAGGACTTGAAAGTGTTGAAAAAGCCTCCGGTAAGATAAATCTTTCTGGGTTAGCAAATGCTGTTGAAACTATTAATGCAAAATTTTCAGCATTAGAGGTAATGGCTATTACAGCTTTAGCAAATATTACCAATTCAGCAGTAAATGCTGGAAAGAGCATTATGTCGGCATTGACTATTGATCCTGTAAGAACAGGTTTTGAGGAATATGAAACACAGATTAATGCTGTTCAGACAATCTTAGCAAATACCTCATCAAAGGGGACGACCCTTGACCAGGTCAATAATGCATTGGATGAGTTAAACCACTATGCGGATATGACTATTTACAATTTTACGGAGATGACACGTAATATTGGTACTTTCACAGCAGCCGGCGTTGATTTGGACACTTCTGTTTCCGCAATCAAAGGTATTGCAAACCTTGCCGCCGTATCTGGTTCAAATTCACAGCAGGCAAGTACGGCAATGTATCAGTTATCACAGGCATTGGCAGCAGGAACAGTTAAATTGCAGGACTGGAATTCAGTTGTAAATGCTGGTATGGGTGGTCAAGTATTCCAGGATGCCTTAAAAGAAACAGCAAGAGTGCATGGAATAGCTATTGACGACATGATTAAAGATGAAGGGTCATTTAGAGAAACTTTACAGAAAGGTTGGCTGACATCAGATATCTTAACTGAGACATTATCGAAGTTTACTGGTGACTTAAATGAGGAACAGCTCAGAACAATGGGTTATACTGACGAACAGATAGCATCAATAATCAAAATGGGTCAAACAGCAAATGATGCCGCTACCAAAGTAAAGACATTTACTCAGTTATTTGACACATTAAAGGAAGCCGCACAGTCTGGCTGGACTCAGAGTTGGGAAATTATCGTTGGTAACTTTGAAGAAGCGAAAGAGCTACTCACAGAGATGAGTGATACATTCAGTGCGATTATAAATTCATCAGCGGATGCCAGAAATAGTATGTTACAGGGTTGGAAAGACTTAGGTGGAAGAACAGCACTTATAGAAGCGGCAAGAAACGCTTTTGAGGGAGTGCTTAGTATTATCAAACCAGTGAAAGAAGCATTTCGCGAAATCTTCCCTCCGATGACAGCACAACAACTATACAATATTACAGATGCGTTAAGAAATTTGACAGCACATCTGAAACTAAGTGATACAAATTCAGAAAATTTGAAGAGAACATTTAAAGGTTTGTTTGCAGTAATTGACATTGTTAAACAGGCTTTCGTTGCTGTAGCGAAAGGTGTTGGTTCTCTTTTAGGTGGAACTGGCGATTTAGCAAGTTCTATTTTATCAGTTACAGCACATTTTGGAGATTGGCTGGTAAAACTTGATGATACTATAAAGAAAACAAATATATTTAACGCAGCTATACAAGCAGTTGTTAAATTTATAAAAACAGGTGTAGCAGTAGCAACAGATTTAATCGACAAAGCTGTTGACGCAGTCGCAAGATTCATAAATGCTATAAAGCAGAAATATGATACTGGCGGATTTGCAGTTATTCATTCTGTTTTGGAAAGAGTACATACAAGAATGTCAGAAGTTGGAGAAGCTGCTGATGGAATGCGAAGTGGAGTTGAAATTGCAATTGGTGCAATGGGTAAGGCACTCGAAAACTCTAAGTTTTTACAAGCCCTCCAGGCATTATGGGATGGTGTAAAAACTATTGGAAATGGTATTACAAAAGCAATGAAAACTCTTGCAAGTGGATTTGTAGAAGATATTAGCAATATTAATTTCTCAAGTGCGTTCGATGTTCTCAGTGGAATTTCATTAGCGGGAATTGCGGTTGGAATTAATAAATTTCTTAAAGGGATTACAGATGCAGTGAGTGATGTTACGAAACTAACAGACCAAATCAAGGGAATTCTTGATAGTGTTAGAGGTTGTTTTGAAGCATATCAGACACAATTGAAAGCCGGAACTTTAATTAAGATTGCAAGTGCAATTGCAATTCTTACCGGTGCGATTGTGGTACTTTCACTTATTGACTCTGCAAAATTAGCATCAGCTATTACAGCTATGACTGGATTGTTTGCGGAACTTATGACATCTATGGCTATCTTTACAAAAATAAGCGGAGATCTTAAAAAAGCTGGAAAGACAACTACAATTATGTTGGGTTTATCAGTTTCAGTGTTAATTCTTGCATCAGCATTGAAAAAGATTGCATCTTTGAGTTGGAATGAGATAGCGAAAGGACTTACCGGTATTACAGTAATTTCTGGCGTATTAGCAGGAGTTGCAAAAGTTATTTCAAAACATGAAAAGACAATCGCAAAAGGAGCGTTCAATCTTATATTCCTAGCAACAGCTGTTAAGATATTAGCATCCGCTTGCAAAGATATATCGCAACTTAGTTGGGGAGAACTTGGCAAGGGACTTACTGGAGTAGGTGTCCTGATGTCAGAGATAGCTTTATTCTTAAACACAGCTAAATTTAGCGGAAAAGCAGTATCAACAGCAACGGGAATTCTTGTGTTATCAGCTGCTATAAAAGTATTAGCATCCGCTTGCAAAGATTTTGGTTCTATGCAGTGGAGTGAGATTGGAAAAGGTCTTACAAGTATTGGCATATTACTCGCAGAGATTGCGGCATTTACAAATCTTACAGGTAATGCTAAGCACGTTGTATCAACAGGAGTTGCGTTAATTGCTATTTCAAGTGCTATGAAAATTATGGCATCGGCTGTAGGGGATTTTGGTTCTATGCAGTGGGATGAAATTGGCAGAGGACTGACTGCTATGGCAGGAGCATTGGTAGAGATTGCATTAGCAATCAAATTAATGCCTAAAAATATGGTATCAACCGGTGTTGGTCTTATTGTAGTTGCTAGTGCTCTTACAATGTTATCAAATGTTCTAAGTACAATGGGAAATTTGACATGGGAAGAGATTGGAAAAGGACTTGTTACTATGGGAGTAGCGTTAGCGGAATTGTCGATTGCGTTAAATCTTATGAACGGAACATTGGCTGGTTCAGCAGCGTTACTTATTGCAAGTGCTTCATTAGCCGTATTGGCTCCAGTGCTTAGTATATTAGGAGCTATGAGTTGGAAAGCAATTGCTAAAGGCTTAATTTCCTTAGCAGGTGCATTTACAATTATAGGTGTGGCAGGAGCTGTATTATCACCGATAGTTCCAAGTATTCTGGCGTTAGCAGGAGCATTCACACTTATAGGCGTAGGCATTGCTGCGACAGGAGCAGGCTTATTAGCGGCTGGGCTTGGATTACAGGCACTTGCTGTTGGACTTACTGCAATAGCTGCGGCTGGAACAGCAGGAGCGACAGCACTTGTAGCGGCATTGGCAGTCATTATTACAGGCGTGGCAGATTTGATTCCGGCAGTATTGGTGAAATTGGCAGAAGGAATTGCTGAGTTCTGTGTTGCATTAGCAGGGGCATCATCACAAATTTTAGAGTCGCTCGTCGTTATTATTATGGCTTGTCTGTCGGCGATATCAAATGTGGTACCTCAATTGGTTGAAGTTCTTGTAACATTATTGGTCACGACTCTTCAAACTTTGGCTGAGCATACACCAGTAATTGTACAGGCTGTGTTCGATATTCTGATCGCATGTCTACAGGGAATTGCAGATAATATTGGAATGGTTGTTCAAACTGCTATAGATATTGTGCTGAATTTCATTGATGGAATAGCTCAAAAATTACCGGATGTTATTCAGTCTGGTGTTAATTTATTATTGAGTTTCATAGAAGGAATTATTAGTGCTATTGATAATAACTCCGAGCGATTGGCAAATGATATAAGAAATTTGTTTAAAGCATTGATTCGTGCAGCGGTTCTTGTTCTTACTGGTGGAGTTGTTGATATTAAAGAAATAGGTTCAAAAATAATGGATTCTGGATTGATTCAGGGTATCAAAGATAAATTATCGCATTTAAAAGAGACTTTTCAAAGCTTGTTATCAGATGCCAAACAGGTTATTTATGATAAAATAGATGACTTTAAAGATGTGGGAAAGCATATTATAGGTGGACTTATAAATGGTATCACGGATAAAGCTTCTGATTTAGCTGACTCAGCAATTAACGCAGCAAAGAGTGCTGTGAATGGAGTAAAGAATTTCCTTGGTATTCATTCACCATCGAGGGTATTTGCTGAAATCGGTAGGTATGCTGACGAAGGCTTTGTCAATGGTGTAAAAGCTTATGCCGGAAAAGTATCTGACGCTACTGTTGATATGGGAAAAGGTGCTGTTGGAGCAATGTCTGACACACTTTCAACTATTGCAGATTTGGTTGGTTCAGATATAGACGCAGAGCCTACTATAAGACCGGTAATGGATCTGTCAAATATTCAAAATGGTGCTAATCAGCTATTTAGTATGATGAAGGGTGTTAATGGGTATTCGTTATCCGGTTCATTAGACATTGCCAATAGAACCGGCAGTCGTATTAATGAAGTAAAAAGTAAAGCAACTGATAACTCCAGTGTGTTAGATAAGATTTCGGATGCTGTTGGAAACTTCAACGGAGGAAATTCATTTGAAAATACATTCAATATCACAGGAAGTAATCCTAAAGAAATTGCAGAGGAAGTATCAAACATTATTCAGAGACAAGTTGAAAGGAGGGATGCTTCATGGGCGTAATTATTTACAATGGCATTTCGTCAGAAGAATTCGCTATCCAAGTGGAGCACCCACCTGGATATGAAACTCCGGAAAAGGACTATGAAATTACACATATTCCTGGAAGAAACGGAGATATTTACGTCGATAAAGGGTCATATAAGAACGTATCAAGAAGTTATGATATAGCTATTGGTGCTGAAAATAAGGATTTTACAATTATGGCAAATTTTATTTCGGAGTGGCTTAATTCCGCATCTGGATATGCTAAGTTGGAAGATTCATATGAGCCGGAATATTATCGACTTGCTGCTTATAATAGTGGCGGAACAATTGAAAACATATTACAGCACGCTGGGCGTATTACAGTCGCATTTGATTGTAAACCTCAGCGTTTTCTTAAATCTGGAGATATTCCAGTAATTGTTAGAACAACGAGCAAATTAAGAAATCCCACAGGATTCAAATCGCTTCCTATTATAAAAGTGAACGGTTCTGGAAAGGGCAATCTGAGAATTGGCGACTATGTTATCACTATTTCGAACATTAGCTCGTATCTGACTATTGATAGCGAATTACAGGATGCTTATAAAGGTACTACAAATTGCAATTCACTTGTAACGTTGAGCAACGGATTTCCGAAGCTTATAAAAGGCGAAAACGAAATTTCTTTTTCTGGTGGAATAACAAGTGTGGAGGTGATACCTAAATGGTGGACACTATGATTACTCTTCATGAGTCTACAGAAATGTCATTCACAACGAATGGATTAGGTGCATTAAGTGATGCCATTACTTGCGAAGTTACTGAAGAAAGAAATGGTGAGTTCGAACTTGAAATGGAATATCCTGTCACAGGTATCAGATATAAGGAATTACAGCTTAGGCGTATCATTATGGCAAAGCCAAATCCTTATTCTGACCCACAACCATTCCGAATCTATGCAATCACAAAGCCAATTAATGGAATTGTTACAATAAATGCAGAACATATAAGTTACGATATGTCTGGATACCCAGTATCAGCATTTGCAGCCGACACAGTTCAAAATGCATTTATTAATATGAAATCCGCATCAGCTGTTGATTGTCCGTTTTCATTTTCAACGGACAAAATTACAACTGCAAATATGACAGTTCTCAAACCATCGAGTATGCGTTCACTTCTTGGAGGAGTTGATGGTTCAATTCTTGATGTATACGGAGGAGAGTATGAATTCGATAAGTTCAACGTAAAGCTTTGGAATAAAAGAGGTGCTGATAGAGGTGTTAGCATTAGATATGGTAAGAATCTCACTGATTTGAAACAGGAAGAGAATTGTAGTTCTGTCTATACTGGTGTTTATCCGTTTTGGTATTCAGAGCAGGAAGGTCTTATACAGTTGAATGAAAAGATTGTGAAAGCATCTGGTACATATAACTTTACAAGGATTTATCCACTTGATTTATCACAGGAGTGGCAAGAAAAACCAACTCAGGAACAACTTAGAACAAGAGCTAATTATTATATGAAAGCAAATAATATAGGAGTACCAGTTGTATCATTAACAGTATCATTTGTACAGTTATCACAATCTTCTGAGTATGCTAAATATGCTCTTTTGGAAGATGTACATCTTTGTGATACTGTAAGCGTTGAGTTTCCAGAGTTAAATGTTAGTGCCACAGCAAAGTGTATAAAAACTATATATGATGTCATAAGTAATAAGTACGTGTCGATTGAACTCGGTGAATCAAGAACAAATCTTGCGTCAACTATTTCTGACCAAAAACAGGCAATCTCTGACACCATTACCAAAACATTTATGCAGCAAGCTATTGAGAATGCTACGCAGTTGATTAGTGGAGGTCTTGGTGGTTATGTGATTATGCACAGCAGCACTGGTGCAAAATATCCAGATGAAATTCTTATTATGGATACAGATGATATTGCTACCGCAAAGAAGGTATGGCGTTGGAATAAAGGTGGATTGGGATATTCTTCAACAGGATATAATGGTCCATTCGCTTTAGCTATGACACAGGATGGTCAGATTGTAGCAGATTTTGTTAAAACTGGTACGATGAGTGCAAATCGCATAAATGGTGGCACTTTAATTCTTGGTGGAAGAAACAATTCAAATGGTACAGCACTTATAAAAGATGCAGATGGAAAAGTTCTTATTCGACTTGATAGGGACGGAATAACATTGTCAGAAGATGTTCAGATTTCTTATGAAAATATTTCAGACACTCCGTCTATTCCAACAAAAGTATCAGAACTTACGAACGATAGTAAATATACAACTATGTCGGCTGTTGAAGATAAAGGGTATCAGACAAAGGCTAATGTGACCAAAATCACTAAGGATACAGTTACAACAACATATGTAAACGCTTTAAATATAACTGCTAAACAGGTTAATTGTAAATCCGGTAGTAAAGAAGCCAATATTAATGCTGGGGCGTCTCATTATAAGTATGCCGATAAGTACATAGGAGAAATAGGTACGAATAGTTGGACTGGAAATGACAATCGTAGAGGTCTTGTGTTCGACTTAGATGAAGATGGCGATTATATGACATGGGCTGCACAGCCTAAAAGTGGTCAAAGTTATTTAGTTAAACTTTTATATGAAAGAAATGGCTATAATTCAAATGATACAACCTATGATGCCGATACTATAAATTTAGGATGTAATGTCGATATGCATTACTATAAACTTAAGAATGTATCTTGGGAAAATGGTGGTGGAATAACCGGAACTATGAATTTTGTACAGATTGATTCTATGAATAGCGATGGAACCGCTGCTAGATGGCGTAGTGGACACGCATATCTCAAATTTGAACGAGGCGTTCTTATTGGTGCAGGTTGGAATGATTATTAGGAGGTTTTATGGAAGAAAATACTACAGAATTGAAAGATAAGAACCTCGTATTAATCGAGGCAGATAATGAAGTATCTAAGCCAGATAAAAGTGAAGACATTACACAAGATACTTCTGAACAAGAACAGCTTCGTTCTGATGTGGAATTTTTGTCAATGATGACTGGCGTTGATTTAGGAGGTGATTAAGAATGGGTGTATATACACCAGACTCAAATAGAGTTGTACATTATACATATGCCGATATGACAGCTCGGCAGATTGTACGTCCGGTTCATCTTGTGCAGTATGATCAGGGATTACCGATTATTGCGGTAAAATTATATAATGACGGACTCGAATATACGATACCTACGAATGCAACTGTTAATATCAGATGTGGTAAGGTTGACGGTAACTTTTTATATAACCCAGCATTAGGATGGGATTCTGCTATGCATACGGTTTACTTTGAAGTTACAAAACAGATGACCGCACTGGCAGGAGAAATAAATCCTATTGTGGAGATTGAGTTAAACAACAAGATTGTATCCAGTGGGGCTATCGCCGTGCAGATCGATTTCAACCCTGTACAGGAACAGAGCATAAGGTCAACGACAGAATACCTTACTGCTAAGCAATATGCAGAACAGGCAGTTGATGCAGCAGCAAAAGCAGCAAGCTCTGCAAGCCAGGCATCTGGATATGCTAGCACAGCAAATTCAAGAGCAAACGCAGCGGCATCATCGGCTTCAGGTGCGGCTAGCTCTGCAAGTGCAGCTAGTACGAGTGCAGCGAATGCGAAAAGCTATGCTGATTCAGCCGCTTCATCGAAGAATGCAGCATCATCATCAGCTTCAAATGCATCAACATCTGCAACAAATGCCGAGAAGTCTGAAACAGCGGCAGCAAATTCAGCATCTTTAGCACAAGCAGCATATGAAGAAATTCTTGGAGCAGATGTCGGAAAATTTGGTTCACAGCTTGCTAATGAACATTCCGTATTACAGCCAATTTATGACTCATCAGGACAGAACATCTGCGATTCAAGCGGTAATGAAATACAGGGACGTATAGTATTTGCTGATGAGAGCGAAGTTGTATCATTACGACAGCAGGTATCTCATTTAGATACTTTTATAAGAAGCGTTATCAGTAGATTGGGATATGTAACAGACCATGCACTGTTAGACAGTGATTACAAAGGGCTTTAGAAAAATCTAAGGCTCTTTTTATTTTAAGGAGGATTAATAAAAATGCCTAAAGTAACGGATTATTCCGCAGCAACCAGATTTGATAGTGGAGACGTAATTATTAAAGATGGTACTGGCGGAACAAAGAAAATGACAGCAGCAAATGCAGCAGTAGAATTTGCTGGACTTGTATCGGCGATTAATCATCGCAATGTATATAGAGGAAAGAACCTTGGCTCATCGGTTACAGCAGCCCAAAAGGCAGCTATTCAAAATGGAACTTTTGACGACCTGTTTATCGGGGATTACTGGGTAATTGGCGGTGTGACCTGGGTTATTGCAGATATGGACTATTTCCTTAGATGTGGTGATACAGATTTCACAAAGCATCACCTTGTTATTGTTCCGGCATCATCACTTTATAATGGTCAGATGAATGCGACTAATACAACAGAGGGTGGATATGTAGGCTCTGTAATGTATAAAACAGGATTGGATAATGCAAAAGCGAAATTTAAAGCTGCATTTGGAGATATGCTCCTTACGCATAGAACTTATCTTGTAAATGCAGTTGCAAATGGAAAGCCGTCCGGAGGAGCATGGCTCGATGAGACAGTTGCACTTATGTCAGAGGTTATGGTATATGGAACATCTTATTTCGAGCCAGCAAATGACGGAACAACAATTTCTACAAAATACAGCGTTTGCAATTCACAGCTGGCACTTATGCAGCTTAACACAAGAATGATCAAGACAAGAGAAACTTATTGGCTACAGAACATCGTTTCTTCGACTGATTTCGCTCTTGTGTACCACCATGGCTATCCGGCATCCAGCCACGCTTCTAGCTCTCTTGGGGTTCGTCCGTATGGAATCATTGGTTAAGTAAAAATCTCCGCCCCTTGTGGGCGGGGTAATCTATATGAAAGGATAAGTATATGGAAGATTTAATTTATACTATGGTATTGTCTGATGGCACTACTATTGAAAACCTTAGAAAAAATGGTGATAACTATATTTCAGCATCTAAACTTACAGCAGATATGTTTGAGGGAAAATTATCAGAGGTAACAGTAAAAACTCCTGAAGATGAAGTGGTTATGGAAAATATGGATCTTGTCCAGATTACTGAAATGGATGGAGAATACTGGTTTGTATTACGTCAGTTCTCAGCTATGGAACTGGCTATGGCTAAAATGTCTTCTAATATTGATTTCTTAGCTATGATGCAGGATGTAGAACTGTAAATTAGAAAGAGAGGAATAACAATATGGAACATAGTAAAAACTTTAAAAAGGTTAAAGACTATTATGATGATAAGCTCTGGGATGAGCGTAGAGTACGCTTAGCAGTTGGTCGTTGGATTACCGCAGAAGAGTATAAGGAAATTACAGGGAAAGATTACGAGTAATGAGTGTTTTAGTTAGTGATCGTACAGAATCGAAATTTGAAGCTATCGCATTTTCGATTGAATTACATGATATGCTGATAGATTTTATGCAACATGGATTCGGTGTTAAAAGCGTAGATGATTATGCAAGACTTCGCTATGCATATGGGAAAGATGATAGAGAGAACTTTTCTAAGTATCGGTTTATGATGCAAAATTTTAAAAACAGAGTAGATCAACTAGCAGCACTAATTATGAGTAATGTCCTGGCAGCCAACACGATTTATCCAACGAATCTTCACGAGTGTGAAATGAGAAGAGATTATCAAAACACTGCTATAGTCAATTGTGAGCAGCTTCATTAGCCGCATAAAAAGGAGGAATTATGGAACCTTGGTTTCAAATCATAATTACAATTTTCAGTTCGGTACTTGCGTCTTCTGGATTATGGGCGTATTTATCAAAACGAACAGAAAACAAAGATGTAAAGACAGAGATGCTTATTGGATTAGCACATGATAGGATTATGTATCTTGGTATGTCGTACATTGAGAGAGGATATATTACTCAGGATGAATATGAAAATTTGAAAGTATATCTTTTTGAACCATATGAAAAATTGGGAGGTAACGGTTCTGCTAAAAGAACTATGCAGGAGGTCGATAAACTTCCAATACATAAATTTATTCAAAATAAGGAGGACGAACATGATGAAACTTAATGACAAGACTTACGACACATTGAAATGGATTGCAATGTATTTGCTTCCAGCAGCTGGTACTTTATATTTTGCTCTTGCAAGCATTTGGGGACTTCCATATGGTGAGCAGGTTGTTGGTACAATTACAGCTGTTGACACATTCCTTGGAGTTATTCTTGGAATTAGCACAGCACAGTATAACAAGGCTAATAAAACGGAGTAGTATCAGTATTTGTTAAGGGGGCGTGCGAATAGCATTCCCTCTTAATTTTTCCGTACGTAGGTTACTGGTAAAAAGATTATGATTACCTCAAGACTGGAGGTGATTGTATGAAAGATAAACTTTTATTATCTATAAAGGAGACATCAGATTTATTTGGTATAGGTCAGCACCGATTAAGGGATATAATCCGTGAAGATTATGATTATAAATATCATTTAATGGTTGGTCGTGTTATAAAGATAAAAAGACAATCATTTGAAGAATTTATAAGCAAAGTAGAGCATATATAAAATATCGACAAGGTGCCTTGGATGTGATATTATTATTTAGTATTCATTCGAGGCACTTTTTAATGGAGGGCTGAGAATATGGCAAATAAAACTAAATCTGAAAAAAACAAACCGAAAAGAAAAACGTTGAGGGCTGACGAATACTATAACTCAAAAACGAAAAGGTATGAGTATCATTATAAAGATGCTCTTGGAAAGGAAAGAGTGGTAAGCTCATATAGACTCGAACCTACGGATCAATTACCAAAAGGTAAGCGTTCGGGGAAAAGTTTACGTGAAAAGGAGGCAGAATTAAAAGTACAGTTAGAAAATAATATCGACATGGACGGAGCTAAACTCACATTATTAGAAGTAATAGATAGATATCTTAAACACTTATATAATAGGAAAGAACTAACTCATAATACTAAGGTTGGATATAACACAACCATAAAAACATTAGCACAGTACAAACTTGGTCACATGGAAATAGGTAAAATCAAACCAGAGCATTGTGAAGAATGGCTTTCAGATATGAAGAAAAAGCATAGAGGCTCAAGTATTCAGACTCAAATTAGTCTTATAAAAAGATCATTTGAATATGCAATCGATTATGATTACATAGTAAAAAATCCTTTCAGACGTATTACTACTGATAAGAGTGATAGTAAGAAAATGGAAGCAATATCAATTCGGGATATGCAGCGATTCCTTGAATTTTGTTCAAAGGATGCTCATAGTGCTCATTGCTATGACATGATATATGTGCTGTTTTGGACTGGTTTAAGGGTATCAGAGTTATGCGGTCTAACACTTGATAATATAGATATGGAAAATCATTTAATTCGAGTAGAAAAACAACTGCAATGTATCAATCATACGCATGTTGTCTTACCGACGAAAACCATAAATGGAACAAGGTATGTTCCTATGACTGATGGTGTATATGAATGCTTTCGGAGAATATTGAAAAATCGTTATATTATGGGGGATATTGAACCAGTGTGCTATGATGAAAAAGGCAAAGCATATGAAGGATTTGTATTTCTGGCAACAAGAAGCAGAAAGACAATCGTTAGATCACATGTCGAAGAATACTTGCAAAACTGTATCAAGAGATTCAACAATGCAAATTCTGATAATCCTATACGGAAATTTGAGCCGCATATATGTCGCCATACATTCGCTACGAATATGCAGGGATTACCACCAAAAACATTACAGTATATATTAGGACATGGAAACATAGTTACAACTATGAATAACTATGTAAGTGCGAAACCAAGTGAGCAGCAACTTGTAGAGATTAACTTGCTTGCAGCATCAATAAATACTAATTAG